TCAGCCGAAGAGGCCCAACGCAGGTACAGCGTACGTGGCCAAATAGAACAACACGACGAGAAGCGTCACAACGGCAAAGACGGTGCCCCATTTCCGATTCGACCACCGCTTATATGCAACCGTATTCAGAACGCAGAATACGATGGCGGGCCAAATCAGCAGTCCCAGTGTTACCAAGAAAAAGGCTGCATGAGAGCCGCAATGCTCAAGATCGTTGCAGCCCGTGGAATGTGAGGGAGGCGTGGGCCAGTGCATATGGCTGAATGTGTAGCCTGATGCCCATGTGACCAGCAAACCCCACACGAACCCCAACAACGCAAACCCTGTACGCTTCATTTCACTTCCCAAAATAGGATTTCTTTCGAATTGGCGAGATCGGAGAACGCGTTGTCTGTTCGACCTCGAAACCATGACAACGGGTTCGGCAATGAGGACATGCCAACGCGGAACCGCAGAAACGATGCCCAGTTGGGGGTCAACGTGTCCTTGTTCCACAGGTCGATGTGCCCGCCTGTAAGGGTGCTGTCCGAGGAATCACCTTCTTGTCGCCAGTATCCGAAAAAGTAGATGATGCCCGTCCGACCTTTTACCTTGCTCTGCCAATCCGCGCCAGTGATGTTCTCTGGTTTTCCGAGTCCCAAGAACGGTTGCAGTTTCAACCACTCTGCAAGCTCATAAGCACGAGTTGCCGTAGGCTTGTTGTTTAGCATGAGACGGCCCAGTTCTCTCTTTCCAGGCATGGGTTTCACGACCTTCTGTGAAAACGACTTCATATCGCTTCCGATGTTGTGAAAGGTTACGCTCATGCGGATCGCACACTGGTTCTCGTATTGACCTGTCTTATCGTCGTACGGGTCCTTGCTTGGATAGGCGTTCCAAAGCTCTTGAAACGTGATCGATTTCAGCTGAACCGGTTTGACTGAATCACGCGTATTGTTCGAGCGAACCTTGAGCGGTTTGTTCGGCATTGTTAAGCCTCGTTTTGCTTAGCGATTGCGTCGTCTCCCCAATAGACCGTGTAGTCATCGGGGTTATGGCCGGTATGGATGCGCGGTAGCATGCCGCTTGCGTCGAGTTTTCCCTGGAACACCCGACCATCCGTTGTTTCGACGTAGTACGGGTATCCCTCCGGACCATCAGCGGTCACCTTCACTTGCTCGTCGTAGGCCTTGGTCAAAGTTGACGCGACAGCCCCGGCAGCGGCAACGCCGGCAGCGGCGAAACCAGACGAGCTTTGCTGGCCGCTACCGCCTAAGTCATCGTCGCACCATGACTCGCCACTGAGCGCTGCAATAATGCGCGGAGGGCGCGGACATTTGCACATCACAATGTCGCCGTCCAAGGCAATCTCCGCTATGAACTGTATGCGGTAGGGTCCCCCGGACTTAGCAATGACGCCGTTGCTCTTACATGCTGTACAAAACGCCTGACCTCCAATCAGGGCAACTTGGTGGCCCATGAAGGTCATAGGCGGCCCGCCCGCTGGTAGAACGGTGCCGCCACTGGATAGAGTATCGCCCACAGACGCGATTCTTCTTTTCATTGTTTGGCCCTCTCAGAAAACCCAATCTTATTCGCGTGGCTGCGTAATTTATCTCAATATTACCGAGGGGCGCTATATCATCCTTTTCGAGAATCGGTTGATCTTGTGGCGGGGCCAGGGAATCTCACGCAACCGAGGATGGCTTCCAGACACCGGTAGTTGAGAGCTTCAGAGTGTCGCCAGCCTTCGCACCGGTCAGGTCGACGTCTGCGCAATCCCCGAGTGAGAGCTGCAAGCTGCCTTGCGACCACGGGATGAATCCAGTCGGGGAAGCTGCTGCAAATGGTCCGGTGAAATTCACGGTCCAGACCGACGCAACATCGGAACAGATGGCGGGGAAGAGCGGGAACGTGCCGCCGATGGGGTAACCACCCACACCAGTCGCCGGGTCGTTCGAAGCGCTACCGTTCCAGACGCCACCGTTGACGCGGAACCATGCCGTGCGCGATGTCGCGTCGATCGCTAGGCCAACCGTGTCGCCGGCAACATTGAATGCCGCACCCGAGCCAGAGTTCGTGCCGCCGTCTCGATACACGTTGCCGCTCGACTGGAATTTCCCAATCGTCCCCTGGCCGTCGTTATATCCGACCTGAGCGTCCATCGCTTCGTTACGCGGGCATACCCCGACCGCGGCGTTCCCGCTGGACGTGCCGGAGACGAACGTGGTTTCGAAGTACCACTTTCCAGCTTTCATGCCGGTCGTTCCAAGCGCTACGACTTGCTTACCGCCAGGGATGGTAGCGGTCAGGTTGTTGTTCGAGAGCGCGACAGTACCGGCCTTCATCACCGGATCGAATGCTGCACGCTCGGCGAAGCGCGAGATCCGCAGAGTGCCATCGCCATCCGTGGTCTGGCCGGGGCCGAGCTTCACGCCACCAAGCTGCGTGCTCGTTGCGACAGGGATGCCACTGGACGGGGCGTCTTTCAGGTCCTTGTAGCTGCCGCTCGTTGCCACTTTTGCGAGGCCTGTCACTGTGCTCGCGTCTTGTTGGCCAGTATGGTTCTGACGGTTGAGCAGAGTCGCGTCCGCACTGTTCTTTGTTGCTTGTGATGCAATGCCGTCGAGCTTGGTCTTATCGTCGGCACCCATGAAGCCAGCTGCTTTTTGCGTCACGATGCCGAACCACGCGCGCAGTGTCGAAAGCTTCAACTTGAAGTTGTTGCCGCCATATGCTCCCGCGAGCATTGCATCATCAACTGGATTCTGGAGTTCGTTGAACTCCGAGATTTTCATGTCGCTCATAGGGAGGTCTCTGTTTTGATCAAGGTGCCGTCTTCTGCGGCGATATGTCCGGATGCGTTTTCAAGCAGGATGTTGGATTCCTCGATTTGAATGCCTGCACCTTGCTGATTGCGCAGATTCCACATCATCAAGAGTCCTAGCGCGCGCATGATCTCGCCCGCCCAAAATCCGTAGAAGTAGTGGCCGTGCGACCAGCTTGAATACGCACCGCTCATGTCGGAGTAGGGACCAGCCGGGTCTTCGATCACCTGCGTGCGCGTGAATTCGACCATGCAGCCGTTGATCACGCGATCGACGTAGGTGGACTTCGAACCGGCAAACTTCATACAGACGGCACCTGCCATATACAGCGCCGTCATATGGCCAGTGTGGTCGTAGTCATCGTTGAACGCCGGCTTGTCGGGTGGAAATTCGGTCGGTGTCAGGTTGTCGTTTGCATCCTGGAAGTCAGCCAGATACTTCGCGTAGCGCTCGCAAAACGTGATGAGCCGGGTATCGACAGGGAAGCCTTGCTGCACGAGCAACTGCCACATCCGGCAACCTGCGAAGAAAGCGCGCGCGTTGTATCCCGCCCACGGGTACGGTTTGTCCGTTCCCCAAGCGAACGTGTCGATGGGGCCTTGATCGAGCTGGTCGTAGCGCGGCCACACATAGAGCGGCGCAACCGGACCCATGACACCGATCTTCTTCGCGTATGCTTCTTGCGCGTCGTGGTAGAAGGCGATGCAGTTGGTGTAATACTGGGTTTTGCCCGAGAGTACCCACATCGGCCCATACTGGTAGCCGGTGTACGGTGTTCCCCGCCAGTAATCCTTCCGTGCGCGCGAGACCGAATACTTCGTCGTGAAGGGAAGCACTCCAGGTGTGTATTTCAACGCGAGCGGAGCAGGGTTGGACGCATACACGTCCCCCACGGCCATCTCCATTGCCGGCTGGCATTTGACATGGATGAACCACTCGGTCGAGTAGTCGTTGACCGACACGAGTTTCTGCGGGATCTCGCCCCAGCAGTACGTCGAGATCGAACCACCTTGGCCGTTGTTCGTGATGAATTCGATCTGCGTCATCGCGCCATTCGGCGTCGGTGCGGCCGGCGTGCCTGCCGCCTGATTCGGCACGAGCGTGAAGTCGGACCAGCTCAGCGGCAGCGTGGTCCAGCCACCGGAGGGCAGCACGCGCTGATACTTGTTGCCAAGCGCGTCCGTGACCTTCAACCAGATCTCGCCGTTGTTCACGCGGTATGTCAATGACGTGAGGGCGCGGGTGGTCGGTGTTGCGAGCCAGAAACCGGCGACGACACCAGAAGTGCCGTCATTGATGTTGGCCGTGCCGATCCAGTCAGCGCGGCCAGGGTCGCCGAGGATGCCGCCCTCGTACGTGGTGGTGTAGCCGGCGTTGCCGTACGGCACGAAGCTCGAACCGTCGAGCATGGCGTGCTGCTGGCCGTCCGATTGCGTGGCCGTGACCATCTGGCCGAACGGGACCACCATCGGCGTCGGCGTCACGCTACCGTTCGAGGGCAGGGCATAGCGATACTGCCGGCCGTCGCTCAGGAGGTCGGTCTTCATCCGCGTCAGGAACTCGATGCGCGCCTTCGGCGTGTTGATGCCGATGGTGTTGACCATCGCTGTCTTGCTGGAGTCGATGCGAGTGTAGACCGCGATTTGTTCGAGCGCGACCGTGCTCTCCTTGTTGACGTTCGATTCAGCGGTCTTCGACACGTGGATGTAGCCGCTGCTGTCGCGGTTAAGCGTCGCCTTCGCGTCGCCGAGGTATTCCCAGTCGTACGCGATGCCCACGTTGAAAGGGTCAGCAGCCTTCGTGTCCTGCCGAAAATAGAAGCCGTCGGCTTGAAGGTCGGTCGCGTCGTTGATGGTGTAGATTGAGGCATTGAACGCGTTGAAGTAGCGCGGGTTGCCAGTCTCCTGGAACATCAAGTAGCAGGCCTCGGCGAACCACTGCTCCGAGTCGATCGAGTTGCCCCACTGGTCGGGAGACAACGCCATCCAGATCGGCCAGACATCGAACGGCTGGTTGCGGCCGATCATCGGGCCGGTCATGTTCGCGTAGTTCACCAGCGCCGTGCCGGTGAACGTCGTGTCGACGAGGCGGATCGTTCCCGGTGTGTCGCCGTTCGGGTCGATCGCGTCCTGATCTGCGTTGTGGCGCACGCCGTCGTAAGTCACATACGAAGCGAACGGGTAGACCGTGCCGCCTGCGTTGACGCCCGAGCGCACGGAGTCGTACGAGAGCTTCCCGTTGTAGACCGAATACAGGCGCGTAACGAGCTGGCCGTTGTACGGATCACCGGTCGGGATCTGGCCCACCCCATTCGTGAACTGCACCTTGATACCCTTGCCGCCAGGGCTGTCCGGGTTGTTCGGGTCCAGAGGACCAAACGCCTGAAATGGGCGCTTGCCGTTGATGATCCAGTTCGCGCGGTAGATCTGTGGCGTGGTCGGCGTCGGCTGGCCGGCGTAGAACAGGTCCAGGTAGGCGTCGATCGCGCGCACGGCGCGGTCGAGGTAGGAGCGCTTGCCGGTGCCTTTCCATGCGTAGTAGAGGCCAAGGATGTACAGAGCCTGACCTTCGGTCGTGGCCGTGCCGTTCGGGGTGTACCAGACGCTCCCCGTCTCATAGTGCATGTTGTTGCAGAGCACGCTCTTGCTGTTGACGATCATGTAGTCCTGACCCGTGTCCGGGTCGTCTTTCGTGTGGCGATCGACGAACTGCATGAGGCCGTCCAGCATCGAGTTCGCATTCGCGGCGAGCTGGTTGAGGGACTGACGGGACAGGTAGAGCCGGTTCATTTACGCAGGAATGTTGTTGCCGACGAAGTAGCCTACGTACGACTTGCCGCCGTCATAGGTTTCGAACATGAACGCGTCGCTCACGCCTTGCGCGTACGACAGGACGGGCGGGACGCCACCGTTCCATTTGATGATTGCCGGCCAGGTGCTGACCTTGTTCGAGCCGGTGCCTTGCTTGAGCACGAGCGAGAACGAGCGCACGAAGTTCGCATCCGTTGCCGGGTTGCTGATCGTGATTGCCGTCTGCGGGGAGTTGATCGTCGCGTTGAAGCAGCCGATTCCGGTCGACAGGTCCAGGTCAAGACCGTTGCCGGTCACGTTCATGCGCGCAATCGGCGTCTTGTTGACGTCACCCGTATCGCCTTTGTCGCCCTTGTCGCCCTTGATGCTGTAGCCGCTCGGCCAGACGCCGCCCGTCTTCGGGCCGAACATGAAGCTGTTGTCCAGGTTGATGTACGAGTCGCCGTCGTTGCCGACGTTGTTGGCCGGCGCTCCACGGCCGTAAAGCAGTTTCATCGGGGTCAACTGTCCGAGGTTGTTATAGACCGGACTCATCATCAGGATGAGCGGTTGGCCGTCCGGATTGGTCGGGGCGAGGGGGAGAGAAGCCGCAATCATTGCTCACCCACGTTCAGACGAGCGAGAACGTCTCGGTCGCTCCGGACGACGGCTTCGCAGGCGTTGAGTCTGAGCACGATTTCGTCAGCTCGACCGGCTTCGCCGAGAAGAAATTCAGTAGCCGGCAGCGAAAGTTCGGCTCCTCCGGTGTCAGCAGATACGCCGGCACCGGGGCCAGTTGCACTTTCGGACGGTTGATTGCCACAGGTTGCGGCTCGGTCGCGCAGGCGCAGAGCACCAGCGCGGGCAGCAGCAATATCGCGGTCAGCTTGAGACTTCGCATCGTTGAGCTTCCTTTCGTAGTCGGTCGAGATCTGCGTGACCAGCAGGTTCGACGTCGTGGTAGCGAAGGCCGCTGCTGCGTCCGCTCGCTCTTGAGCGGCACGCAGGGCCTTCTGCTGTCGATCGTCGTTCTCGGCTATGAGCGCGACGTAGTGGTCGCGGGTGAAGTAGAACGCGCCAGCGCCGCTCACGAGAGCGGCGCAGAGCGCGGCAATGGCGGTCAGCTTCATGCGGTGTCCACCTTTTGCAGAATGCGAGTCATGACCGCGTCGAACAGCTTCGAGCTGCCATAGCCGGCGACAGTGATGGCCGCGGCCTCTTGAGCGGAATCCCAGCGGAACGATTCGGCGATGAAGAACATCAGCAGGCCGGCTGCGATCGAGGAGACCATGTCGCGCGCGACGTGCAGCTTCCAGCGCGACAGATCCTCGGCGTTCGACAGCTTTTGCAGCGTCGACGCTGCTCCACCGATGCTGCTGAGGATGACCGTGATCACGTACGCGATGATCGGGATGCTGGTCAGATCGCGCCCGAAAGACACGTCACTACGCGTAGCCGCGTAGGTGACGAGAGACCACGTGAGGGCGAGAAACATCGCCCATACCTTTATCGTTCGCTGCACGCTCGACCCCGTACGTGAAAAAGATTTCGAAAACTCAGCGTCAGGCCAAACACAGCCATCGAGCCATAGAGAACGAGTGTGCTGATCTGCACACTCTTGTAAGCCTGCTCAGCAACGAACAGATGAGACGCAAACGAGAAGGACGCCATCGGGTAGACCCAATGACGCCACTTCAATCCCCACGTGAAAACGTATCGGTCCGGCATCAAGTCATTGACCACGATGTCGACCAGCAGGAGCGCGCCGGCAACCAGCAGAAGGAGAGTGAAGAACCAGCCGCCGTGTTGCATCGTCGCGGCTGGGATCGAGCTTCCGTGGCACATCGAAAGCACGACGACCGCAAGCGCCCATGTCGTGAAGCCGAGGCGCGCGAAGAAGTCTCCGTTGCGCGTCGTCATTAGGCGGCTCCCGGAATTACCTTTCGTGCGAGCACGAGATACGCCTGACGATCCGCGAGACCGTTCGTGCCGCCGTTGATGACCTTCGTGACCGCAATGAAGTCTTTCTTCAGCGCGAGGTTGTCGAGCTTGTGGTTCCACCAGAAGGCGGCGGCGCTGAGGCACGCGTACTGCGGTTGCTCAAGCAGCTCCGGGTGCGCGATCAGGTCAAGATCAAGCAGCACACCCATCAGCAGGTAGTTGGTCCGACCGGTGCATTGGATGAGGCCACGGCCCTTGTAGCGGACGCCGTCGCCCGGTTGCGTGTTGCCGAGGTCCTTGCGTCCCTCGTATGCCTGTCCGCTGGCGATCTCCAGCGTGTAGCGCCCCTCGGCTGACTCGTGCGAGATCTGAGCCAGGAACTCGACGATCTCTTCCGGCGTATCGATCTCGAACTTCGCCATCGCGTCCGAGAGCAGGGGTGCGTACGTAGCGCATCTGTCAATCGGTGCGTGCGTCCAGATCTTCCGAAGCTGGTCGGACGTAATAGACATCTCGGACTCGTGTGGTGGTGGTGAGTGCCGAGAATTTTAAGGTTGGGGTTTACGCAGACACAAAGAGTTTTGCACAGGAAATGATAAGTGAACCTAATTGGTTCACTTAGCACCTATTCGCGTGCTTATGCGGGTATCGGATCAACCGACGTGGGCGCGCCTTCAATCGGTCGCTGCTGCGCAGCAAGCTTCCGGTTGGCGTCGTCGAGGTTCTTCTGAAGCTGGTCAGCGCGCGACTGGCTCGCGACCAGCGCACTCTTCGTCGCTTCGAGTGCAGCGTTCGCCTCGTCGAGCGCAGATTGCATGGTTGCATTCGCCGTGGCCAGTGCTTGCACTTGTTGCTCAGCTTGACCAGCTGCGACGCTTGCGTGAGCGAGGCGATCGGCCAGCTCGTTGCGCTGTAGCGTCAGCACGTGGTGCATCATCTGGCCTTCGTTCATCAGGGGAGTGGTTTGTTGATCGTTCATGGCGTTTCCGTTTTGATCTGAATGATTTTGCGGGTGGTGGTCCGCTTGTTGGCCAGAGGTCCGAAGACGATCTGGCGATGCTCAGGCAGCGTGCCGGTCAACGGCTCGATACGCTGAAGGGTGCAGCCAGTCAGCTCATAGAGCGCCGTGGCAAGGAATACGACGTTGTCGCTGTATGCACTCTCGCAGGTGACATCCCACAAGTCTCCTTCGAGAAACATGCAGCTGCCCTTGCAGAGCTGAAGTACGGGGCACGCGTTGCAGTGCTCTCGCGTCGACCAGTGGCGCGAGGACTTGAGCTGAACTGCGTTCATGTCTTGCACGTTGCCGGCGAGATGGGGCTGGCCGTTCGGCGCTACCGCTACTGCCGACACGTTCTGACACGTCAGCACGTTGCCTTTCAGATCCATCGTCAGCGTGTCAGCGCGGTCGCTGCCGCACTTCTGACCGAGCGTGCGTGCTTCACGCCGAGTGACCACAGACTCGCCGAAGTCCACGATCTTCTGCGTGACGCTGTCGAAGTTGAGCGCATTACCGCTCTTCAGCTCGTCGAAGGCGCGAGCGCGGTAGCGGACATGCTCGTGCGCGTCGTGAAACGACATCGAGCGGCCACCTTCGTCGTACGCGTCGACGAACATGCCTTCGCCGATCGGCACGTCGGTGTCGCCCGTCAGCTTGATGAAGTAGTCGCGCACCGCGCGCCGCGACGTGCTGTCCCTATGCAGCATCGCGTTGAAAGAGATCCGGTTCAGTGGACGCAGCCGCTGGTACAGCATGAGGATCGCTTCGCGCGTCAAGGGGTTATCGAGGGGGTCTTGACCGCGTGCCTTCTGCCCTGGTCCGTCGTGCGAGATGCCGATCGTGAACCCCATCGAAATGAGCCATCCGGCCTTCATGTGGTCGATCAGGGAGCCGTTCGTGATCATCCGAAGGGTGATGCCGGGGTAACGCATCCGCAGCCTCTCTGCGAGCGGTTTGAGCGTCTTCCAGTACACCATCGGTTCGCCACCCCAAAACTCGACCGTCGCGTCCTCGGTGAGATAGCAGTTCGCCATGAGGCGGGACATGAACACGTCGACGTCGCCGGGGTTGGTCTGGTCCGCGTGCGGTACGAATCGTTGCGAGCAGTAGTCGCAGCTGTAGTTGCACGAGAGGCCCAGCTGGACCTTCAGCGTGCGAATGACGCGGTCTTTGTGGCCAGGGTGCGCGGCCGGCGCGCGTGGCTCGCTCGGACGTTCGGTCACCACGTCGAGTCCGCGGTCGTCGGTGAGGGTGCTGCGCTGGTTGTTGTAAAAAAAGTCGCGGCCGACGCCAGAGGCGTCGACCGTCTTCAGGCGAAAGGTGGTCATCTGGTGGCTAGATACGTCGCCTGAAGCGCGCGGAGCGCCGTCTTGAAGGCGACCATGTCGTTGAAGGCGAGGTCCCCATCCTTCATTTTCAGCACACCAGCGTCAAGGAGTTTCTGCCGTTTATCAGATGGAAACGCGCCGGCCGGCAGGATGGTGAACAGCAACTCCGTGAGCAGGTCTACCTGTGCTTCGAGCGCGGCGAGTGCGTCATTCGTCTTGATGTTCTTCAGCAGCTTGTGCTTCGCATGCCAGCGGTCGATGATCGGTGCAATCGTTGGCATGAGCCGCTTGAGGACCATGTCACCGCCTTCATCCGTCGTGTCGATGTACGGGGTCGGGTTGGCTGGCTCGATGGTGAAGCAGAAGAAGACCGCAGTGTAGTCGTCCTTCGCCTCGTTGATGCCGATGAGCACGATCGGCATGAACGAGTCGATGTTCTTGCGGAGCAGGGCAGACGACATGCTGTCCTTCGACTCGTGGATGTCGCTGCCCCACACGATGGTGTACTGCCCATTTCGGGTACGGACGAGATGCAGGACGTCATTGCCATGATCGACCTTGGTCAAGTCGAACTGCCAGTACAGGCTCAGGTCCGTCGACTGCATCGTGAAGCCAGTTGGGGTAGGGATGACCGTGGCGATGCCGTAAGCTTGAGCGCGCTGGTCTTCAGTCAAGTCGTCGGGGATGAGGGCTTTATGCACCAGCATGGCTGAGTCCTTTCCATTCGAAGGTGTTGTAATCGAAGTCATACCCATTCGCGCCGGCCGAGACAACATAACCTTCGGCGATGATCATGTGGCATCCACCGACGATCGGCAGATAGACCTTCGTATTGCGGTTCATGTCGTGTTTCATCACGCGCTTGCGTTGCCAGCCGTCGATGTGGGCGAATTCATCCCAGCGGTCGTCCAGAACGCGAACGTCATCATTGTTCGGCAGGCCTTTTACTACACCCAGTTCGACGCCACGCAACCACGACTGTTTGTCTACTACGCCGAACGACTGCACGCCGTCGCGACGCGTCCAGAATGCGTGATCATCGGTCCAGAAGAATGAACGATCTTCGAACGAAATCATCTTCCGATCGCCCAGCAGTGGGGTCTCGACGTCGAGCACGGCTTCCGGCCCAAGCGGTGTCATGACGATGTCGCCAATCTGGATCTGCTCGACGTACTTCCAGCTCCCGTCAGCCATCATGATTCGAGTGCCGGCCGGGAAGCACGTGCATGCGCAGTTGCAGTTGCAGTTGCCCCAAACGCGCACGAGCTGGACTTGATTTCCCGAGCGCTGGAGGTAGAAGGACTGTGGTGCAATCACGCCGTTTGGGATCCACGGCCAGCCTCCGGGGTGCCATCCGTCGCCGCCATCGGTCGTGCCAACCGAATTGAGACGGTCTTCCGCACCCTTTCCGGCGAAGTAGTTCTCCAACCAGCCATAGCGCGATGTCCAGATCCCGCCCGTGCCCTGTTCGAGCGTATGCGTGTCGGTCGCAAAGCCCTTGCCGCCATATACGCGGACATAGCTGGTGTCGGTCATGTGGATGCCGCCACCGTACGTCTGGTTGTACCAGCCGACCTGTCCGTTCGAACGGAACCAGCCGTTGTTGTACAGCTCGGACACGGTGTCGCCGTTGCGACCGAGCTTGGCGTTGTTCAGTGAGTTGTAGAGGTAGTCGGCGTAGTTCTTCGTCGCGGCGTGGTAGGGCTGTGACGGGTCGCCCGAGAGCGTGAGCGGGCCGGTCATCTGGTCGCCCGAGCGCAACACGCGGTTGTTCGCTGCGGTGGTTGCAGCCTGCGCCTGAGCGTCAACGTACCGCTTCGGCGTGGCGTGCAGTGCTTGAGACGGATCTCCCGAGAGCGTGAGCGGGCCGGTCATATTGTCGCCGCTTTTGAGGACGCGGCTGTTTGCGGAAGCCGCAACCTGATCGAGGTTGTCCTGATATGCGATCGAGCGGTTGTAGTCGATTTCGACCACCCATGTGACCGGCGTCAGGCTCGTAAGCCGGAAGAGCTTGTTCTGCGACGTGCTGAGGTACGGCATACCGATCTGGAGTCCAGTGATCGGAAAGGAGTCGCCAGAGTTACGCGAGATCGCCGTGAGGTCGTTGTTGAGCAGCGGCGCGAGCGAGTCGGAGACCCGCTGGCTGTCGGGAATCTGTGTGTAGTTCTGCATCGTGGTGGTGTCCGTTAGCAAGACGAATTTTACGAGCGCTGGCCAGAGCACCCAAGGGATTTCAGTATGCGTGAGCGGCCCATGTCAAAGCGCCGTCGATCTTCGCCTTATCGGAAGCCCTTTCAAGGAAGCAGTCGAAATACGTGCGCGTGACCGAGCCAGCGACAAGTTTCGCGGTGCATGGGTCGCTCGCGCTTTGCACGGTCAGGGTCACCTTCGGTGCGACGTGGAATGGACGCGTGAAGAAGATTCGCGTCGGTGTCGTCCCGTCGATGATGTTGTCGCCGCTGTCGAACATATCGGGAACGTCGACGACAACGCTCAATTTGTTGATCACCCCACGGTCGCCGGAAGTTGAGTTCATAGAGATGCGAAAGAGGGCAGTCTGATACTCGTAGTCACCCTGCACGAACGGTTGAAATGGCGCATAGCCAGTCGGGCTGTCTGACGTGAGCAGTGCGAGGAAACCGTTGTCGTCGAGCACCTTCTTCGAGATGGTGATATCGGAAATTACGTGTGCCATATCAGTACAAACTGTAGTTGATGGTTTGTCCGATACCCTGGACATCGAGGGTCCCTCGGAATACCGATCCGCCTTCTCGGCCGACGTACAACGTGCGCTTGTTTGTATCCTGAGAAATAGCGACGAAGTAGCGTTCGCCTACTTCCAGATCGATCGGGACGGAGATCTTCTTACCGTTGTTGTCGATCGCATAGACACTCATCGTGGACGCTTGATAGCCGATCGTGATTTGCGCGCCGTTCCGTCCGCAGAAGCTGGACCAGGTATCGTCGTTGTCGTCGTATGGAATGACCCAAAAGCTAGTCGAGAACACGTTCGGAATATTAGCGTCGAACGTCACGCGAGTCGGCACCGGTTGAAGCGGCGCAGTCTGCACGAAAAGCCCCGAGCCATACTTGCCAGCGCGGTAGCTAACCGTCTGCTGCTCGGTGACCGATCCGTCCTCACCGGGGCCGGAGAATCCGAGCGTATTGTCGAGTTTGATCGCATAAAGCACGTCAGGCGGTAATGCAGTGAGCGTGGCAATCTCGGCACGGTAGTTGATCGACGAGATGTCACCCGCTGCGGCCCACGGCATCTGCGCTCTGGCGTCGTCCCACGGGAAGGTTGCGTCGTTCCACCGCATGGTGAAGTCGACGATCGCGTCGAGACCGATGAAGAGCGTATTCTGCGCACGGAAGCTCGTCGGGAGCGACACGCTGAAGATGTACTCTGCCTTCGCCTTTCCATCGTCCATTCGCAAAGAGTCGCCGTAGACAACCATGTTGTACCGCATGCCGGTGAAGCCTTTCGACAGTTCGTCCGACTCGTACACGATGTTGGTGTTGTCGAGTTGAGCGACGTCGGTAGTGACGAAGGTTGCCTTGTCCGAGTAGATGCCAGGGGCGGCAATTGACTTCAGCCAAAACTTGCGCGTACCACCTGCGCCGGCCGTAAAACCGAAGCTTGTAGATTTCGTCTTCGCAACGAACACTGCGGTCGCCCACGAGTCACCCTCACGGATCTCGTAGTCGAGAATATTGTCTTCCGGGTTCGGTTTCCAGCTCATCTCGATCCGGTTCGACGACTGAACAGCAATGACGCCACGTACTGAGGACGGGCCATATAACGCGATAGTCTGGATCGTCGGGATCGGCGAGAAGTTATGGCTCGTATCGATCCCGCGGATCATGAACGAGTATGCCCCTCCGGTATCCGTCGTCCATGCGAACTGCGTCGCTGCGTAGTCAGTCACGAGAACCGTTCCAGTTTCCCACGACGTGCCAAGGCGAATCTCGTAACCGGCGCGGTCGAGATCGGGGATCGGGTCCCACTTCAGCAGAATGTCGTTCTGACGGCGTATGACGTTAAAGTTCGTCACGTTGCTCGGCGGGTCATCCTTGCCGACGCATCGGTAGTTCCATGCAGAAAGCTGCGAACTGCGGTAGTCGAACGTGCTGATTGCCCACACGGTGATGTCGTAATCAACGCCGCTCTTACAAGGACCAAGGAATAGGCTTTCACCCGTCGTGCTTGCGGTGAGCCATGTCGACTGTGAACTTTCCTTCCACTGCACGTCGTAGCGCTTGACGATCGCGTTTGCAGGTGGGTCCCAAGACACGAGGATGCGCGCCTGAATCGAACCGTCCTGACCGATGATCAGTTGCTCCGTCCCGGAAGCCATGACCATGTTCGTCGGCGGAGGAGGGATCAGCGGGTTCTTAAACGAATATTGCTTGCTGCCGATCGGCACGCAGTTGTCCGCTGCGGCCTGCTTGTTGACGTTGACTTCGACAGCTGTAACCTTGTAGGTGTCAGGTTGATTGTCAACTGGCTCGATCGCGATCGGACGGAATGGCTTCGCGATGCCGAATCCGCCGTTGTCTTCAATCGTGAAGACGGTGCGATCCGGAATGTTCGGCGGAGTGACGCCACTCACGATCGTCAGCTCGGTTGCGGCTCCGGTCTTGCCAGGGTTCACAACGAGGTTCCACAATCCATCGACGGACTGAAGTCGCAGGTTGTAGTTCTGGTTGATCGTGAAGTAGATCGGATCTCGCAGATAGATCTTGTTGTTGAAGATGGACTTGATGCGACCACCGGACGACCAGCCGGTGATCGGGTCTGCGACGTAGATCGGCTTGTACGGGTCGATGACGCGGCCGAGGCGCGCGGTCATGAATGACACCGTGGCACACTCGGTGGTCGACGTGATCAGCTGATAGGTGGCGCGACGAACAGCTTCGTGCTCGTTCGTGCAGCCGATCGCCTGAAACTGGTACGGAATGCTGCCGTTGAGCGCGATGTGCTCTTCGTACGGGACGCGCCGATGGTCGACGTTCCAGTCGATGTCAGGGTTGACAAACTGAACCTCGTAGTCGTTGTAGCGCGTCGACATATCCGTGAACGTATAGCTGAAGCCTTCGGGCGTCACGTTCTCGGGCGTGAACATCAAGGTAGGTTCTTCCCACTTGTCGACACGCAGGTGAACCATGCCGGTGGCGTCGTCGAAGATGACCGCGCCAAAGCTGCCGGCGACATACTTCAACATGTCGAGGCCAGTCTGCTGGTCGGTCAGGACGAGGTTGAAGGTGTAGCGCGGTTGCCAGCCCCCGATGCCGTCGGGGACCATCTCATCACACCAGCGCCCCGCGTCGTAGAAGTCGAATCGGTTGCAGGTGATCCAGGGGTAATACTTCGCGAGACCCCATGTGGGATTCATGATGAGGTTGTACAGAATCCACGCCGGGTTGTTCGTCCACGCGAGCTTGAACGTTCCATTCCACGGGCCGCTCGCGTCGTACGAGTGCATGTCACCGTTGTAGTTTGTAGGAACCAGGATCTCCAGCCCGTCGTAGATGCCTGAGAAGTCCGGGATCGAGCTGAACTGGCTCGTCGCCTTGGCGACCAGATGGAGGAGCGCGACTTGGTTGTACGAGCGGTTCCCTTTCGTGACCATCTGGAAGCTTTCCCAGGTGAGGTCACAAAATTCGGTCGTACTGGCGTCCGGGTTCTCCTTCAGTACCCGAATCACCCAGTTGTCGCTGATGCGAGGCACGTCCCACGAGTAGTCGACCATGTAGCCGCTCGTGGTTTTACCCGTCACCTTGATTAATCCACCTTGAACCTCTGACCACGCAGCGTAGCTGGATGCCGGACGATACTGGATTCGGAAGCGTGCCGTGTTGTTGAAAGAGCCGTCGTTGTTTTGGACGTAGAGGACATTGAACTGCATCCGTACTTGCAGTTGGTCGATCACTCCCTTCAGCGCTTGGTCAGTCTGGCGGTTGACCCACGTCCCTTGAAATAGACGCGTGCCGACCTGGGTGTTCGAGCTTTCGCCGCCCAGGACGTAGTTGACTGCGGAGTCATGCGTGGTGCCGAGCTTGACGCCGAGGTTGAACGAACTGAAGTTCAGCGATCCGTCCTGCGACATGAGCGGCGTCCCGCCGACAGAGAAGGACTTCATGCCGTCGACCAGTCCTCGAATCGGGCCTTGAGAAAGACCAAGGACGATCTCGACGACGTCTCTCGAAAACAGGTTGTCGTCCGTTCGCGTGGGCGAGCTGGAGCCACCGCCGCTCGCACCGCGGATGCTCTGGAGGGGGCATTCTTCTTCGACAATCATCATGTATTTTTGTTATGCGAGTACGCAGTGGAGTGCTTGACCGTCCCCGTTCTGGTTGCAGTAGCCACCGAGGACCATGTTGGAATCATCGTACCGCTTTGCATCGACGTTGAACGACAGGTAGTGCCCGAAATGCTTCACTCGGCCGAACAGGAGCGGTAGTCGAGTGCCGATTTTCACGGTGTTCTGGCTGGCAGGGATTATCAAGCTAGAGTTCGTCGCTGAACCCGTTCCCAGCTTAGGTTGTGGGGCAAGCATTGAAATGACCCCGCCGAGCATCATCATCGCGCCTCCCATCATCATGCCGATGCCCACCTGGGCCATCGTGCCCCCTATCGGGCCGTTCCACCATAGGACCGTACCGACCACGACCATTACGGCCCCGATCAGGATCTGTAGGAAGCCGCCGTTTCCACCCGCACCACGCAGGGCGGGGTAGACATGCAACTCGGTCTTGTCGGTCTGCACGAACAGCGCGTCGCGGCAATCGAAGCCGTCGACGCGCACATCGACGGGGTTCTCAGCGTCAAATCCAGGGAACTGCTTCAGCACCGTCAGCGCTTCAGCAGCCGTGGTGGAATGGACGTTAATCGGCTCCGGGTGCAGTTCCTTCAGGGAGCCATGCAGATAGATCATCTTCATCGAGCAAAATCACCGCGTTGTTTCTGACGTAGTAGCACCAGACATCGTGCTCGCCAATGATGTAGTGGAACCACCGCGGCCACGCCTGAAATGCACGGTAGTCCTGAGCAGATAGGTTAGGCCCCGTGTGCGGATGCGTGTGCCATGTGGCAGCAATCTGATCCTCATATTGTCGGATAGACGCGGGGGTAATTTCAAAGCCTATTTCAGGCTGCTCGTGGACGTTTTGGCACTCGACAATCGACCCGTCATTTAGGAGGAAGCCGCACCGTTCGGTCAGGGGAGTCCAGAGTTTCAACAAGTCGTCGTTCATACTTCTCTCTCAAGTGGGGTGGCAGCAGGGTCATGAAGTCGACAGACTCCGTTTGCTCGTGATTCTTCTCCGCGATGTCCGGATGCCGGATGACATCAAGGATGCGGTTCTTCCATCGGTCGTTCAGTGGGTCGGCTTTCGACGCCTGGCCATACAGATGATGCAATACGTACTGGTTGCCGACGTAGACGCCGATGTGGTTCGAGATGCCCGTCCTGCTGGCGACGTGCATCATCAATAGGTCGCCGATCTGCAAGCGATTCAATGGCGTATTGACGAGTACAAACCCCTCGCGGTTGAAGTAGTCACCAAGTAGATTGAAACCGTCGTTCTCCCAGGCACACGGACGAGCGTAGTTCGTCAGCTTCATTCCGTAGGTCTTGTCCAGCCATCTGCGCACGAGGCCATAGCAATCATCGCGGCCTTCGATATAAGGGATTCCCTCGAACCCTTCGATGTATTTTTCATAGAGAGACATGCGGGAACTCCGGTGGGTAGAAGGCACGTGCCGGCAGATAGAACATCTGTCCGTCGAGCGGGGTACGCAGTTCGAATGTCGCCATCGAATTGCTCATGCTTAGAGTCTTCGATATGCGCCAGATGTTGATTTGATAGCGGCCAACATTGTTTTTCACATCCTCAAGATGGCAGCGGTAGCGAGTGACCGTTGCGCTGTCGGTCTTGCCCTGTGCAATGAATGCCGAGAAGATGCCGTCAGGGTTGGCAACCGTCAGCTTCGGTCGATTCCATTGGCCATCCGTGCGAACGCCTTCGCCGGCGAGGGTGATGGGAATGGACTCGAATACCATGCCTTGCCAAACGACTTGATTTTTAGCCGTCATGCAAAGAACCGTGCCACCTGAGATGCTATTGAGTTCCAACTTGAACAGGTCGACCAGTCCATCGGCCGACAGCTCGAAGGACTGGGAAACGTGGGTGTCGGGAAGATCGGATCTCACGGCATCTCCACGAACTCGACGCTGAAGGACTCAGACCATCCGTCGGCTCCCTTCTTACCCTTCGGCATTTCGAGAGGCTTGTTGAAGCGGACGTTCATGGCCCCCAGCCACGGGTGCTTATACTGGAATGTCTTATAGAGTCTGTACGTTTCGTAGAAGTCTTTCAGTAGCCCCATGTTGTTGAGCGGATTTGTTGCGATGTCCACTGTGCCGTCCGCATTAAGCCCGCGCCACATCGTCTCGAATGAGAGAATGAAAGTACGTTGTTCCGGAGCGGTCGGCGGCGTAGCGAAGACATAGGAGTTCCCGAGCTGGATGCGTGTTCCAGACTCGGGGTACTTCTCCTCGACCAGATGATTCGGAAAGTCGAAAGTGAGTGACGTTGCCATTTACATTTGACCTAGTGCGACTTGCTTGATCAGTTTCTTCGTAGAGCCGCCCGTGACGATGTCGTTGCTAATCGCGGCGACGACGTCATTCGGACCCATCTGTGGCTTTTGATCCGGGGCAACGACCCATACATTGACGTGCTGCGGCTGCTTCTCGCGTTCGGGCTTCGGTGCTGGCGTGCTCTTCGAGACGACTCGGTTGCTGTGTGCGTTGAGGTTGTCGAGGAAGTCGGTGCCGACCGTCGACACGGCGCCATCGTTTAGCACATACTCTCCCTCTTTCAAAAGAGCATGTACGGAGTCACGACCGGGCATCCCGCCCGTCACGCTGCCGCCGGACACGAAGCGCTTCACACCTGCCGAGCGGGAGACGAGGCCGTTGCTGACGGAGCCGCCTTGGACCGCGAGTGCGGTGCCGGTGGCGGGCATATCAAAGCCACCTGTGGCCGTGGGCGCTGCGGAAGCGGACGCAGCTGTCCCGAACATGCTCAGGAAGCCCTTGATAAGCATGAGCGCGGCTTGTTGTTCGAGGATCTGCATGACCATCTTCAGGAATGACACGCCGAAATCCTTGACGGCCTGACCAGCGGTTTTAGAGTGGGTGGTCAGGTCGTCGAAGAACTGGATCAACGCGTTGTCGGTCCCGTTCAGCATGTTGGCATACCCGTCGATTGCCATCGAAGTCGCATTGTGTGTGTCGAGAAAGTTTTTGTTCGCCTCGTTGATGCCCTGCATCAGTGAGAAGGAGCCGGTGGTGGTCTTCGCTGCCAGCTTCTCCTGCAGACGTTCCTGACTCTCCACCAGTGCGTTCGACTTGTCTTGCAGCGCGTTGAGTTCTCCCTGCTGCGCAGTGCGTTCCGTGGTGAGGCGCACGATCGTCGCTTCGAGGCGTGCCTGTTCCTCCCGTTTCGCGGGGTCGGCCTTTGCCGCAGCGAGCTGCGAGTACAGGCCGGTCGCGGGAGAACCAGCGCCATCACCTTCCTCGCCAAGCATTGCCGTACGGGCGTTGACTTGTTTCCGCAATTGCTCGATTTCGCCGCGCAATTCGGTGATGTTCGCTTGATACGTGACGAGATTGCGCGCGTCTACGACGTCCTGATCGGCCGCTGCCTTGATGCTGAGCGACTGACGCTGAACCTGGCTGAACTGGGCCGAGTAGCGTGGATCACTCATGTATGTCGACGCTGCCTGATCGGCAACGACCGGGTACGAGTTGCGTTTCAGCTCGATTGCCTGATTGCTTGTTCGTGTCTTCTCGTCGCCCTTGAGCGTGGTCATGAAAGCGTTGAACGCCATTCGCGCCCGATCTTCGTCCTCCTTAAACTGCGCGGCCTTGATTTGCTCGTTGAGCTTGCGCACGCGTTCCGTGTTCTTGTCGATCTGCGAGCGAACCTTCGCGTCCATCTCGTCCTGCAACGACTGAAGCTGTTGCTTCACGTCATCTGCGTAGTCACGGTGATCGCCGATCTGAAGGGTTGGGCTGGTCTTCTTCAGCGTGTCGATCGTACGGTTGTACTGATTCTTGATCAACTCGACGGCGACGTCGCCGAGCTGCCGTGCCTTCTCCGGGTCACGGGTGATACCAGCCTGCGTATCAACTTCGGCCAGCTGAGCTTGAAGCGCGCGCTGAGCCGCGGAATTGGTCGCTTTCAGGGAAGGGGCGGCCTCGGCACGCGCATTCTCGATTTCGCGCTGGATGTGGTTCTGCGCGACTTTTAGCTGGTCGATCTGCGCGAGCAGAAATGCTTTCTGGATGTCGTCACTGGATGCGTCTAGCTGTGACTGGAGCTGACGCATGAGCTGGCTGTTGGCCGCGCCTTGGCTCGCAAGACCCGAGTTGTTCAAGAGATTCTGGTAGCGGCCGAACGCACCAGCGCCGCTGCCGATGCGCTGCACGTAGTTGCGTGTCTCGGGCTTGAGCGCGTTGACGAACTCGGTTTCGGTGACGCCGGTTGGGTTGCGGAAATCCATCGAACGGCCGTCCCCGCTCGTAGTAGCCAGCAGCCTGTCGACGTAGCTGGGGCCACCGTTGTAGGCCGCGAGCGCGAGTGTCGAGTTGTTGCCATACTTCTTTAACTGAGCGTTGAGGTACGCACGGCCGATCGCCTCGTTATACGTCGGGTCGTTTCGGTAGCGGTTGTCGTCCCACGGTAGGCCTGCCAGCCGTGCAGCTTCGGGGGCTGTGTCGGGCATCACCTGGGCGATACCGATAGCCCCTTTGTTCGACGTGACTGGTCGCCCATTGCTGTCGAACTGCCGATTTCCGCTCTCCTGCGTTTTCAGAGCCGTCCAGAGTGAGTCAAGGCGCGATTCAGGGGAGCCGAGTACGCCTGTTGTACGAGTGACCGCCGCCGAGACCGCTCTGACGATCTCCTGCGCGGCCGGGTTCGTCTCGGCGTAGCGCTGGCTGGCGAGGGTCTTGTTGGCACGGTCCAGATCATGCTGATAGCCTTGTGCCGTTTGCAGGCCGTTCGTGACCTTCTGGAGATTGGCGAGCAAGTTGGACAGTGCTTGCTCCTCGCCATACGAATTCGCCTTCTCGGCATCCGAGGCATTTTGCCCACTGCGCGCCTGAATTGCTTTCGCAATCGCATTATTCACGGCCGTCGAGAAGGCCCGTTGAGCATCCAGATCATGCGGCTGTCCGTTGATGCCAGCTGCGTCCACCAAGCCCGCCTGGACCTTGCCAGACACGTCAGCGCCCGCATCCTTCAGGTACTGGATGATTGCGGGGATGTTGTCCTTGTTCACGCCCTCGTCGACTGGCAGATAGCCTGCGGATCGACGCCCACCAGGCACGGCGTTGAATCGAACTTGCCCCTGAGCGACGCCGACACCGGCGGCGTCGTAGTACGGTTCAGAGGTCACCAGGGTCACACCGCTGGACTGTTCGATCTTGTCGCGTGGGCCAGAAAAGGCATTTGCCTGGAACTTGCCGGCCTCTTGCCCGGTAGACTCTTTGGCGCGCTCGACCATGACGTCAAGCTGCGCGCTGAGGACGGACGTATTCAACTCATATCGCTTGCCAAGCTCGCCTTGCAAGCGCTGCAATGCAATGATCAGGTTTTCGGTTTTCCCGATGGCGTCTTTGTCAAGCGTGACGCCGTATTTCTCGAACTGGACGCTGAGATCGTCGACTTCACGCTTGAGCTGTTCCGGGTGCTCGTTGAGCGCCGTCATCTTGTAGCGTAGCGTGTCGATCTGACGGCCGATGCTGTCGTACGATTGCTTTGACGATGTCACAGCATCTTTCGCAGCGTTGACAGCTGTACGCTGCTCCTCAAACGCCTTCCCGGAGTCATTCAGCTTACTGACAAGGTAGACGACGCCGGCCGTAAGTCCTGCGATGGCGCCGATCACGAGGCCGATCTGGCCGCCCATTGCAGCGACACCAGCAGCGGCTTCGAAGCCACCGAATGTCATGCCGGCGATGCCGCCGAGCAGCCCGCCGACATACTTCAAGCCCACCGCGAGTGCGCCCGTGCCGATCAGCGTGCCGACCGTCTCGGTGACCCCACCGTAGCTCTTCAACGCGGCTTCGGCGCTTGACGTCATATCCAGGATGTTCTTCAGTCCGTCGAGCAACGGCTTGAAGCCGTCACCGACCAGAAGCGACGTCTGGTTCTTGAAGCGATCGTACTGAGCGCCGAGCGTTTCCATCTGCTCAGCGTTGGCACGCGCTGCTGCATCCGTGTGATTCAATGTGGACGAAAAGTCGTTCATCTCGGCTAGGTTGCCCGAGAGTGCTGTGAACGCCGACGCACTGCGCGCCTCGAACGCCTGCATGGCGTCGGCTGCGGTAAAGCCCGCATCCTTCAGGTTCTTCAGCGCACCGTACAGGCCTTGCGACTTGACGTTGATGTCTTGCTGCGTGAGACCCAGTTGATCCAGCGTTGCCTTGAACTTCTGGCTCGGCTTTTCGAGGTCGATCAGCAGTTGACGCAGTCCACCGCCGAGCGTCGCACCAGAGGCCGTACCAGTATTCGTGATGGCCACGGTCGCTGACAGCATTTCCTTGAACGAGACACCAGCCTCACTCGCGGTCTCGCCTGCGGTTTCGATCGACGTTTTCAATTTGTCCATTGTCAGGCGCGACGAGTTGACCGCCTGGGCGATCATGTTCGTTACCTGAACCGTATCACTCGCGGACATCTTGAACGCGCCGAGCGAACCGGTGACGGTGTTAACCGTCTTGTTGAAGTCTTCGCCCGTGGCGGTGGCGAGGTCAGCCACGCCGCGGAGTGCTACACCGAGCTGGTTGGTAGTCACACCCGTCTCCGACAAGGCGGCAGCTGCCTTGGTCAGATCCGTCGCGCTGTAACGTGTCGCATTCGAGACAGTCTCGATAGTTGACGCGAGAGAGGCGAGCTGAAGATCGGTCGCGGACGTGATCGTCTTGAGGTGGGCCAGTGCTTCTTCGTACTGAATCGTGTTCTGCAACGCGGACGTGAACGCAGTCTGCACCCCACGGGTCACGCTGTAATTGGCGAGGAGGGCGGTCTGCGTCAGCGCGATTGACGCTCCGCCGTCGCCAAATGTTTGGCGATAGCGACGAGCACGCGTAGCTGAGTCCTGTTGATCCTGAAAATCGGGACTGTTGCGACGGTTGCTCTCGGCTTGTGCATCACGCAGGCGCATAAGCGTCGCTCGATCGGGACCGAACTGAGCAGCGGCGCGAGCCGCTGCCTCGTCTGCCTGCTGCTGGCGGCGACGATTCTCTCGAATGGCGTTATCCCAGTCATCTTCGAGCTTCTTCTGCGTTGTCTTTGAGCGCCGGTGGTCCTCAAGGATTGCGGCATCCCAGTCAGCCAGGAACTTCCGCTCAGTGGCCTTGTCGCGCTTGAGGTTTTCGAGATGAGCTGAATTCCATGTCTTGTCGAACGATGCCTCGGCGTCGCGTGCTCGCTTGTGGTCTTCAACCTGCGCGGAGCGCAGTTGCCGCTCGAATGTGGCATCGGCACGTTGCGTGCGCTGACGGTCTTCGACAATGGCTTGATTCCATGCCTTCTCGATCGCGGCTTGCCGACTGCGCTCCTCAGTGAGCGCTGCGGTCCAGTCCTTTTCGAGTTGCTTGCGCTCGTTGCTCAGGGCTTTCGCCGCGTCGCGTTCGGCGCGTTGCTGAGCACCGACCGTGGTGCGCAGTGACGTCGAGAGATCCGCCTTGTCAGCGTTCACTATCGCGAGTTGGGCCTGCGCGACATCAACGTTCTTGCCGCTGTCTAGGGCGCGGCCGAGGCGTACGCGCGCCCCACGCTCGCGCAGATCGATTTCCTGCTTCAGCTGGTCGAGACGCTGTTGGCCATCGCGCATGTCGCGCTTGGCCGAGGCCTGCGTCGCGGTGTCACTGTCGATGATCGCTTGCTTGTAGCGCTGCTGGGCTTCAGTGATCCGCGCCGTGATCTCGTAGATCCGCGTCGCCGCGCTCATCTGCGACGTCGAGTATTCACGGTTCGCTTCCTGGGCGACTTGAAGTTGTCGCTCAAGGAGCACACGACGCTCGGCGGCGGCATTGAGCGCGGTCAGCTGTTCGAGCTGAGCGCGATTGTCCGAGCCGAAAAGTGCCTGCGAGCGCGTGCCTTGCACGAGAGCTTGGTTGATCTGCGCCTGCGGTCCGCCCGATCGTACGGTCGCGAGCATGGTTCGCATGTCGCGCTGAAGACCACCAATCGCAGCCAGGATGTTGGACTGACTCGGATCGGTGGAAGAAACGCCGGGGATCGAGATTTGCTTCGCGATCCCGCTGATGTCATTGAGGCGCTTGAAGATCTCAGTGAGGAGGGTCGAGAGGGACTGCGCATCCTGAAAGATCTTCGGACCAAGGGATAGGTCCAGTTGCCCCTGTTGTACTTGATTCTCGCCCGCCATTTATCGTTTCCCGAAGACTGCTGCCAACCGGCGTTGGGCGTCCGCGAAGTCTTTGGGCACGTTTTCTTGGGAGGATTCGGACGTGCTCGAAGCAGTCCCTGTGCCGAGGGCTTCGGAGAGAAGGATCGCCAACGTCTGGAACTGTTGCACGTGGTTTGCTTGGCATTCGCCGAGCTTCAACCGTGTGCGGATTTTAATGTCCTCGCGACTGTACTTCCAGAAAATAATTGGCAATGCAGAAGGAACAGTTTCGAATGCCCAGCACACTGCCTCGCTGAAAGTGAGGTCGCGGAACCAGTCCGTGTATGCGGTTAGCTTGCCGGGTTTTCGGCCAACTCTTTCAGGGCCTTCAACCGGGTTTCCTTGTCCTTGTGTCCCGTGACGATTCTCTCCATCGTCCGCACGAAAAAATCAGTTGCGTGCTGCGCCACCCAGTCGAGCAAACGTTCACCGTCTTCGATGGACATTTCGATTCGATTGACGTTGATCGGCTTGACGACGTTGCCTTCTTCGTCTCGATCGGAAAGCACAACCATCAAGGCGAAATCACGAAGTTGAGAGTTTGCCGTGACTTGCAATGCGCCTTGAGCATCGCCAATGCCCCGGCACAGTTCGTTGAGCAAGCCAAAAGACATGAACAAGCTCTTCTTCTCGCCGGCCAGAGTGACGTCGAGTTTTGCGGGCGGGGCTTGTCGCGTGGTGGTGGTCGACATGTTTTGGTTTCCGAATGAAAAATCCCCACGATTATGTGTCGTGGGGATTGGTGCTTCAAGGTTTTTCTCCGTACCGGCGTGAACCTTAGTTTGCCGACGCCAGCATCGCTTGCCCGAACGGCAGGAAGTCGTCGTAGAACGGGTCCGTCGAGACCAGATCGTACGGCTGGAACTTGTACGGCAGGTTGCCGAACGCGTCGGTCTTGAACGCCAGCGTGAAGCCACCCGTGATGCGGATCTTGGGAATCAGCAGCGCAACCGGCGTGTTGTCGGCGAGGTTGCCGACCACCTTCGCGGCAAGGAACGGCTGGTTAGCCTTCGAGCCGATACCCACCACGTTGACCTTCTGGACTACCGTACCGTTCGGCAACTGGTAGTCGAACTTCTGCGAGCTGACGACTTGCAGCGTTTTCGCCGTCGAATCGATAGTCTTGACCTTGGCGACGAGCATACGGTCGCTGTAACCAGGCACGATCGCTTGAATCCAGTCGCCGACCGCGAAGCCGGTGGCTGATGCGACCGGCAGCGTGTCCGCGCCGGCGGCGTTCGCAGGCACGTCTGCGTTCAGCGTGGTCTTGACCGTGGACGGCGTCAGCGCCGAACCGTCGAGACCCAAGCCGTACGCGAGGTTCTTCGACGTGTGCTCGAATACTTCCATCGTGGCGGTGACGGGGTTGCCGGTCATCACCGAGTACACAACGCTGTTCTTCACGCCCTGCGTCAGCTCGGTGTATGCCGGCTGGCCACTGATTGTGAAGTTCTTCACGAGACCGATCGAGTGCTCGTCGGGATTGAGGTTGAACAGGTCAGTTTGGGGGCCGATCATCACGGTGGCCGACCCCAGCATGAACTTCTCGGACTTTGCTTCACCAGCCATCGTTAGTTCTCCGGTTTAAAATTCTGGTGGAGCGATCCTACGTGTGATACCTTCGCGAATCAAAGGTTTTTATTGGTATATGGAGGAACCACGCAATGGAGTTGGAAGAGCGCGAGGCCTTTACGGTACGCATCCCCATCACGCTCGATGTTCAGATCAAGCAGCGTGCGAGAGTTAACCGTCGAACGCGGAATGCAGAGATCATCCATCTGCTTGAAACCGCGATCGACAATGCTACGAGCGCCGATCGGAAGCTCATCAGCAGCATTACGAAGAAAGATCCGCAGTAACCGTGGACGATGCCATGAACGCCACCCACTTCATGGATCGTCCCAACCCACCACCTACGGGCAAGACACGAACGCCGTTTTGCACCACCATCGTCCCCAGTTTGTCCCCCTTCAACGCATCGAGCACGTCGATCGACTTCGTCGGTAGCAGCCGCTGAACCAGTGCGCTCATCACTCGCGTGAGATTAAAGTCGTTCGTATCGTTCTCGGTCGCGACTCCGACGACAGCCGATACCGTCGTCAGGTGTTCGTCAAAGTCGAGTGAATACTGCGCGACTCCGATCAGGTTGCCGGATGGTAGCTTGTCGTAGTCGTTGTACGAGTCGAAGAAGACGGGTTGAAGCGATATGCCCGTCGAGGCCTGAAAGTTGGTCGCTTGGTCTGCGCAGAATCTCAGGAGACTCGACAGGTGATCGCCATAGAGGTTTTCGCTTTTCATAGGTATGGTTCAACTGCTCGGTTGATGATCGGAAAGATCATGTTCTGCTGATACCAGAGGATGTAGGCGCTCACCAGCGGGCGGTATGCGCCTCGCCGGTTGTTTGTCAGCTTCGCGGCGAGGTTGTTTGTCTCAGGCAGGTACTGCTCGACCATGTTCGCGATCAACACGTTCATGTTGTTAAGCCTCGGGAGCCAGTCGACTACGATGCGGACAGTGTCGGACGGGCGGCTGTAGTATCGTCCACCCACCTTGACCCCATTGCGCATCGTCCCGGCGGGGTAGCGGCCGAGACTCTGTATGCGCGTCGCGTCGATCGTCACCTTGACTTCGCCAAAATACTGGGATGGGTTGCCCAGACGCATCAGCTCGTTACGCAGGGAGTTCTTCATCTGCTTGGCGTCACCGATGTGCTTGCGGCGCATACGACGCGACTCGGGGCTGTTCTTCACCCGGCGCGGGAGGACGCTGTACTGGAAATAGTTGACGTGATCATTCTTCTCGTAATGGAGATAGAAGTAAGTCAGCTCGTTCCAGTGTGCCCCGACTTGATCGAGCCACATAGGTGGCTCGGACGAGCCGATCGAACCTGTCCCGACGAGATCGGTGAAGAACGAGTTCAGCTTTTTCGTGATCTCGTCCTTGATCTTCAGCGAGACCTTGTCGGCGTAGTCAGCAAGGATGTTCGTGACGTTTTGGAAGATGAAGTTCTGGACGAACTGCATCACGCTGTCTTGAACAGCCTTGACGTCTGCCATTACTCCGCCTCGGCGACGGTAACTCCCAGCTCGAACTTCACATTCGAGATGCGATAGTTGCTCGGCCCGATCAGGTCGCCCTCTTGCAACGGGAACCCGGTGATGATGCGATAGCGCTGACGCTTGGAGTTGCTGACGTCAGTGGTCTGGCCGAGGGGGCGAACGTCGTACCACGTCTTTCCGATCGTCGATATCGTTTCGTTGCGCGCGAAGCCGGAAACGGGGTCAGTCTGGTGTGAAATTCGTTGGACATCTCCGTTGAACGGGAGATGAAACATGCGCAAGATCGCATCGTTGGCCGTTCGGCTGAAATCCCCGAGGACGTAGTAGAAGCCGAGGTCGTTGACCGTGTCGCCTGGGTTGGCTACAGAGCCACGGCGCACATGAAGCATGCGCTGCGGCGTCGTGAACTGCTCCGACGAGGACTTCGCGGACGGTGAAGAGACGATCCCGTACACCTTGGCGTTGCCCCGCGATACGTTCACGAGGATTCGGGTGAGCTGCGGTAGAGTGGTCATGACTAGCCTGTCACCGGGTCAGTAGGGGCGGAGACCACGAAGATCGTCGGCGTCACGGCGACGGTTCGGGCCAGTGTGTCGCTCAGTTGCGCAAGGCTCGCGCCGAGTTGAGTTGTGAGGTCTTCCTTCAGCTTGTCGAGGTCGACCCAGTCCCAGCGGGAGAAGTTCGAGTTCTCAACCTGTTTCGACTGCACGAGCCGAAGCTGGAAGGAGGGCAGCGCATCAATCGCAGTGCGCGCGGCGAGGGCGCGGTTTGCGGCCGAGCGCGTGCGGCTGTCGCCGACGACCAGGGCGTTCGTGAAGTCAGCACCATAGTCGGCGCGCAGCGAGTAATACGCCGGGATCAACTCGATCGCCTCGTCGGGTAGCTCGTCGACGGAAACCCCCATCAGACCGCGTACAGCGTCCGCATCGGCGCTCATCGGGATGAAGGGGTGCAGGCCATAGGCCACCTGCTGCTGACGGCTCTGTCCCGAGGTCTTGAAGGCGAGGGAGACGAAGCGGGTCTCGGTGTCGTTTCCCGCGGCGATACCGTTCGCGCTCGCCGGTAGCAGGATATGGGCGGTCGTGCCCGGTACGTCGAGCACAGCGTGGTCCAGGCCGGCCAGGACAGCGCCGCTCTGATCACGCACGGTGTACGTCACGGAGCCGGCGTCAGGCTGGGCCTGAACGCCACTGGCCATTAGCTCAACTTCGAAGGTGAGGTCTTCACCAGCCTGGAACCACTGCATGGCGCGTCTCCTTACGAGCGACGACGACGGGACGTTGCCGGTGCGGCTTCGGCGTCTTCACCCGCCTCGGTCGGCTCTGCGTCGATGCCATACACCGCGAGGAAGGATTCGTTGGCGACGTCGAAGTCGCCGTCCGCTTCCTTCAAGAAGCGGACGTATTCGGCGTCGGTGGCCTCGGGCTTCAGTTCCGCGACGATCTCAACCTGATTCAGACCGACACGAGTGTTGATGAACGGGGTTTGACGAACGACCGAAGGGCGGAACGCGTCCAGTTCGTCGCCGCTCATGCCGTCGAGCAACATGAACTTGCCAGTGGTGTGTGCGAGGATCTTCTTCATCTTCATCATCTATCTATGAAAGGGCATAAAAAAGCCCGCCCGAGAGGGGCGGGCTTTCAGGCTCTCAACCGGAGGCTTACGCCGTCACGTCGAGGACTTGGCGCGTGTCCGGGAACGCCAGCTTGTAGCCGGTGTTTTCCGTACGAACGTAGGTGATCGACTGGTTGAGGATCGAACGCTCGTTTTCCGAGATGTTCGAGCCGGCTTCGATCAGCTCTTCCAGCGTTTCAGCCTTCGTGAAGCCGACCAGCTTGCCTTCCGGCACTGCCGACGACAGGTGGAAGTTCACCGACTGGTTGAGGATCGGCACCTGCGTGTTGATCTTCGGCGTGCCTTGTGCGACCAGCGCTTCGATGTCGGTCGCGTGCGCGCCCGAGATGCCCGTCACCGGCTGGAACATGAACAGCAGTTCCACGAACATGTCGTAGTTGCCGATGATCGTGTCGATCGGGTAACCGGCCTTGGCGCGGGCCATGAGCCACTTCGCGAGCGCCTTGTAGTTCGACGAGAACGCCTTGCTGGCGTCGCCACCGAAATCCGACACCTTGACCGCGCTGGCTGCACCGTTGACGCCGTCGCCGTTGATCAGGATGGCCGTCGCGGCACGCACCTTCGAGATCTCCAGTTCGCGGCCGACGCGGGCTGCAAACGGCGTCATGATGTCGAGCGATGCACGGCGGTTGAATTCGTACGAGGTACGATAGCCCGAGCCGTGTTTGAAGATGCCGACCGTCTGTTGTGACGTGCGGATCGTGCGAACCGGGATGCGGCCCAGTTCCGGGATCGTGTGCGTCGTGCGCTCGTTCGAATCGTCTTCGACGAACGTCGAGATCATCTCGGTGCCGTTGATCGTGCGCGACTGCGCGACGAGCGGGGCGACTTGCTCGATCTGGTCCTGGCGGTTCTTCCAGCGCAGGATATCGTCCATGACTTCCGGGAACATCGCGCGGGTGCCGGGATACGTCTGGAACGTTTCCGAAGCGGCTTGCAGCAGGACGCCTTGCGACAGATCCTGGCGAACTGGCAGGTTCAGGTAGGCGAGGGCGGCTTCGTAGCCGTTCAGACCTTCGTAGCGTGCGGAGTCCTCTGCCTTGCGCGGGTCGATCGCGAGCGTGAGGTAGTCACGCAGGTTCAGGCCAGCGTCGGCGGAGAGGCGGACGAGGCGCTTGCCAGCGTCGACCGAGCGCTGGGTGTCGAGCGCGTCGCTCGGCTTGAGGTTCGCAAGTACCTCCGCAGGGGCCTTGCGTTCGATGTCGATCAGATCTGCCATGTTTTGATCCGTTGTCAGTTGTTTTTGAACCCTCGTCAGCCCGGTGGTGGTCGGAACTGACGAGGGTTTTGCAGCTTTTCCAGCAGATGACCCCGGTGGTGGGCGAGGTCATCTGCCGCCGTTCTTTACAGCTCGATGGCGACCACGTTGCCGCTGGCCAGCACTTCGACGACGCACCAGGGCGAGTAGCCAGCGAATGCGTCCTTCGCAGGGTCTGCCTTGCGAACCGTGCCGCCGCCACCGCCGACGAGGCGGTCACCCGGCGTCGCGGCGTAGCCCGCTTTGACCAAGAAGTCGAGGCCACCTTCCAGCGAGACCGTGCCCACGTTCAGGCCTTCGGCCACGCGGTTTTCGATCGTTTCAAGTCGGCCGGCCAGCAGGTCGCCGTCGCCGGCCAGCTTCACCGTGTTCGGCGCGGTCGGGTCGATCGAGACGGCCTTGCCTTCGTCCTGGCCTTTCTTGATGCCTGCGGCCAAGTTGAACGGATACTGCGAATCCTCATCGTAGAGACCACGAAGGGAGACGCCGTTACCGATAGCGTTGCTCATGAATTACCTCTCGTGTTGCGGGTTCGCTTAACGCGGCGCGGACTTGAACGCGCTCGACGCGTGAAGCGTCGTCCCCTTCGTTGCACCAGTGCCGGTGTCGGAACCTTGTGAGCGGCCGCCGTTGCCAGCGCCCGCCTTCAGGACTTCAACCTGCGCTTCTGCGGTCGCGAGCTTCGCCTTCAGATCGGCGACCTCGGTTTCAGCAGTCTTTGCCGAAGCTTCCAGCTCCGTCACCTTCGCTTGCGACTCGGCCAGCGAGGTTTGCGCAGCCTTCAGCTCGGTGCCTTCCTTCAGCGTCTTGTTCTCGGTGCTCAACGCCTCGTTGGTCGTCTTGAGCGCCGTGATTTCTGCGTCTTTCAGCGAAATCGTGTGTTCGTGGATCTTTTGGCCAGCCTTCAGGTTGGCCAGTTCTTCGATCAGTTCCTTATCCATCGTCTTCGGACTCCGAGGGGATGTGGTGGTGGTGGCAATCAGCATCAAATGCTCGGGTGCGACGCCCGAAGCTGCCAAGCGGTCGTACTGCTCTTGGCCGAGCCGCTGCTTCGTGCGGCCCAAGATCTTCGCGTTGTTCGCCGCGCCTTTCGACACGAGCGATGTTTCAGTCCAGCGATCCAGCCCGTTGATCTTCAGATACGCGCCGTCTTCGCCGAGCACGTGATCATTCCCGCACACGCGGTCGTAGAAGTTTGAGAAGCTGGCTTCCGGACCGCGCCAGTCCCAGCTGCATTTCGAACAGAGCAGTTGTTGACCGACAAAACCGACGCTGACTTCGTCGATAATTCCGTTTTCGAGCTTAGGGACATTCGAGTCGTCTTTCGGCAAGTAGAAAAGACAGACCAGTTCGCTCGATCCGTCACCGAGCGTCGACGGGAGGACTTCACCGTAGAAAAAACGACCGAGGGGGAGTTCGTCTCCGTTCGGGTGAAGGGTCTGAAGGGGGACGAAGCCGCCACTGTTGAGGTAGCTGGCCATCTGGTTGAGCGTGTCGACCTGGATCTGGCCTTTGTCGAAAATCGAACCGGGCTTCGTCAACGGGCGCGTGTTAGTGACCGAGGCCTCGAACACGACGATCGCGCTGAAGTCGACCTGATCACCCCCGCTATTGCGGGTGATCAGATTCTGAATTCTTTGTGTGATCGGAACGCTCTTAGCCATGCCAGTTTGGTGCTTTTAATGCTGCCCGGTGAATGTAGCCCGTATTATTTCGACCAGCTAAATGAGAGTCAAAGAGTTTTTAGGGCTTCACCGCGTTACTCGCGGCAGACTTTGAGCCTTTTGAAGAAAGCGACCGGCCGAGCGGGTCGGAGTTGGGGCTGACCTTGCTGACGTCAGGGCCGTGCGGGCCGTTCGTCTTTCCAGACGCTCCTCCAGAACCACCAGCGTTCGGCTGGTCAAGACTGTCTTGAGCGGTCATGGCCTGGGCGTTCGTTCCAGGCATGAAGTTCGTACCACTGAGGATTGGGGCTGAGTCGGGTCGAATGCGTCCGTACATCTCAAGGTGGTACTCGTCATCGTCGATGATGCCCAGCGACAGGTCGGCCTTCAGGCGCGACGCACGCATCGTGAGCTGTGGTTCCAGTTCGGTAAGCGGGCGCATCTCGGCAGGGCGGAACTTGCACACTACGCGGGACTGCGATCCTTGCAGGCGGATCGCAAGCGTCAACATGTCCGAGAACAGGTCAGCGATCGGCTGGTTGATCTCTTCGGCCGTCATGCTGAAGAGACGCGCTTCGACCGAGGCTGTGTTCACGCCAGCGTTGCCTCGACCGAGAATAGTCCCCATCGTGCGCAGGCCGGCTTGATTCTGTGCGTTCAGCGTCTCTATGATCGACGAGATGTCGATACCCATCCCCGGCGCCTTGTCGTTGATCATCTTTACCTCTGACGAGTCCGTATGGATGAACGCCTGATCCGGTCTGATGTTCGCGATCTGGCCACTGATCCCGTTTAGCACACTTGCGACGTATTGCTGCAACTTGACGGGGTTGGCTTTCGTGTCGAGAGGCGCATTGCGCGTGATGACGTCTTCCAGCACCTTCACTTCGAGACGCGGGTATCCGGTCAACTGCATGATCCGGTACAGGTCGTTGATCACCTGCTGCCGGCCGGCGATCGTGTTGATCGCGGAAACAAACGGCGAGTAGGTGTAGATCGTCGTCGGGTCACGCCGGAAGAACTTACAGAAGAACGTCGGAATGGTCAGGTCGATGGTGTCACCCGCCGACGTGCGTTGCTCAGGCGTGAAGACACCCGGTTGAGGTTCGATCCACCAGAGGGTCTTGGGATCGAGCATGCGAAATTCGGTCGGCACGAAGGTCTTGTCAAGCACCATTTCGCACGGCAACGATCCGCCCGCGAGGATCATGTACCGGAAGTTCTCGGCCAGTTCCTTGAACGACGGCCTGAAGTCAAAGCCCTTGGAGTAGTCGTTTCGGACCTCGTAGCCCTGCATCACTGCGTTGAGGATCTTCTGGCCGTCGCGGTCGATCATCCCGTTCACGTCGTAGACGACTGCCATCAGGTCGGTATTGGCCACGGTCAGATAGGCGTTGGCTGCAGCCGACACGTCCGGGTCCTGGACGAGCAGGGTCTTGATCAGCGTGCGCGAATCGTTCGCTGTGCGCGAGCTAAAGATGTCGGTCAAGTGCTCACGATACGTCGGCATCGTGAGCAGCTGAGTCGGCGCGCTCGGGTTATAAGTGCCAGGCATCGACATGCCGCCCTTCGCAGAGCGACGCGGCAGGATAATGGAGAGCGCCGCGCCGAGCGCCCCGCCGATTCCCTTAGAAGAAGAGTTGGGGGTGGTGGTCGTTGCCATAGATCAAGTTGCCAGTGGTGTGTTTGGTATTGGCCAGCATGAGTTGACTGGTCTCGTTCATGCCCACGGTCGCGCCGACGATCTGGATGACGCTGCGCGTTTCCGTGTTGAAAAGGGCGGATGCGTTGGTGGTGTGCAGCTTCACGGCAGACAACATGAAACCCAACGCATGGAAGAAGTGATCGTTGCCGTTCAGTTTCTTCCATTCCGCTTCTTTCTCTGGTTCTTCATTGCGAACCATGTCTTTCAGGTGCTCAACGATCGCCGAGCGGTGCGTCCCGTAACCGGAGAACTTGATCTTGCGCAGCCGGATGGCTCGGGCCACTTCGTCGAGGAGCAGCGTCCGGTTGGACTGCATGTGCGTGATCTCGCCGGCAGGGTCCTTGACGAGATTGATTTCCTTGGAGCCACGGTACTCGTTCGGCAGGACGCGGCGATGTGACACGTCACGCACCGCCTCGGCGGTCGGTGTGTACGGGTGACGGTCACAGCCACCGGCAACGAGGCGATACGCGGTCAGGATGCGTGCGATCTCCTCCAGCAAGCGGCCGACTGGCACGGTCAGGAACTCGACCACGTGGATCGACGACACGTCGTAGCCCTCGCCGACGACGATGTGGCAGGTCTGGCCGATGTCGATGCCGAGCCACGCCGGCATCGTGTTGCTCGACGGACGGACCAGCTGGAACTCGGTGAAGGCTGCGTTGATATCCGCGTCGTTCAGGCGTTGGTCGCCCCCGGTGTGGGAGCGCCCAAGCACGGTGTTGTACCAGCCTCGGATGAAGTCCTTGCGCTTGTAGATGAAGAGCTGCCGCAGGATGTACTTGGGCGGTAGGCGCTCGGTAGAGAAGGCGCGCACGCGGTAGCCGCGCGCATGCTTGCGTTGCGGGTACTTTGGCACCCATGCACGGCGCTCATGGTTACCAAGGTTCAGGGGCGCACCGCAGTGCTCGCAGTGGATCGAGGCGGCGTCGAGGTCGATCGCGCCGGCGTCGATCATCGCTTCGTCGATTTCCTCGAAGTCGAGACTGTCAGGAAGGCCAGGGATTCGGACGAACGGGCGCTCGAAGTCGGGCACCTGCCAGTGGTTGCAGCAAGCACACTTGAGCATGTACTCGTGCTGGTCGCTGACCTTGAATGTCTGGTCGATGCCGTAGTCCTGGAAGGTCGGCGTCGAAAATCGGTGGTTCAGTTTCCAGTCCGAGCCTTGAAGTCGCGAGTTGAAGAGGGCAAGCATCGACTGGTCGGTCAAGTCCACTTCGTCGTTCACGACCATGTCTGCGGAGATGGATGTCGCGGCCCCTTCGCCGGCAGCGGTGAGGTAGAGGAAGCTCTTGCCGACCTGAATGATTTCTTTAGTGCGCGTCGGCTTCTTGCCACCGAGGGATTCAAGGTTGAATGCGTGTTCCTCGTCGACGAGCGGTCGAACGCGGCCGACCGAGATACGCTCCATCATAGTCTCGTCGGGCAGCGTGTAGATGACGTTTACGCCACGGTTGCGAGCTATGAACGCGAGCACCTTGCGGATCTGCACTTCGGTCAGACCAACCTGCGACGGCTTGATGCAGTCGAGGTTGTCGTGCATGTCGTCCGCGATCTGCTTCTGGAAGGGGTAACGCTTGAACGAGAAGGCTCTGTCGTTGTGCGTGGTGTTCTCGCAGATCCAGTCGCCATACGTCATCGACGCGCGGTCTTTCGACCAGCGGTTCGCTGCGCGTTCGTAGAGCTGTTGGAGATACTGGTTTGGCATGGAGATGATTCGGCCATCTAAGCAGGCGTTATTCTTACGCGGCCAGTCATCGGAGCACAAAGAAAATCTGATGAATTGAGCTGTTGTTGTCCCTTGAGCGGGTATCAGATGATAGAGGCGAGCATTTAGCAGATAGACGTCGTGATTTCCATTCTTCGCGGAGAGGCAGGCCGGTATCCTTGCACTCCTCTTCAGCGAGAACCCTATGAGCAACGACTTTCATTATCCGGTCATTACTGATCATGTCGAGTGGTCGATCAAGATGATCCTTACCTTGGCCACGGAGAACGCGGCCTACCTCGCCGATGAAGCATGCCCCTACGGTGTCGATTTCAAGAAAGTGATCTCGAACCTGATTCATCGTCAGGTTCAACCTGAACAAAAGAAGGTCGACATAGCGGATTTCGAGATCACCGAGGACCAGATCGATTCGAGTCTCGACATCGACCTGTATCGAGTCTTCACCGACCTGAAGAACTACGGCAAGACCATCCCTCAATCCGATCAGACGGAGCGCATGGCGTACTTCCGCACGGCGACCAGCCTCCTCGAACGTCTGGTGACAGCTCGTGAGCGCGCGTTGGGGATCAAGCAGATCCGCGACTTCCAAGACACCGTCCTGAGCATCATGGAAGAGTGCATGTCGCCGGATCAGCGCACCGAGGTCATGGAACGCCTGCGCAGCGTAGTCACCACTCGTCGCTCCGACGATGACGCTGCGTCCACCACCACACAAGAGTCTTCGAATGAGAACTGAACGACAACCGATCTTCGCGCAGACCGCACCGAGGTACTACGCGAAGGGCCTGCCCGTCATCCCTCTTTACCCCGAAGAGAAGAAGCCGATCCCAAACGACTGGTCGCGTTACTTCGATCATCCAGTGGAGCCTGAGCAACAGCAGGCGTGGATCGAGCAGTGCCCGACATCGAACATCGGTATCGTGCTCGGCCCACAGTCTGGCATCGTCATGATGGACATCGACACGGTCGACCAGCGGTTGACGTCGATCATCCAGAGCCTTCTGCCGACATCGCCGTGGTGCCGTATCGGCAAGAAGGGGATGATGCTCGCGTTCAAGTACACAGGCCTGAAGACGTTCCGTATCAAGAACACGTCGGGTGAGACGATTTGCGAAATGCTGTCGGCTCGCACGCAGTCCGTGCTGCCTCCGTCGATCCATCCGGATACGAAGCGCCCGTACGAGGCGAACTGCGAACTGGTCGAGGTCGTCCATATGCTGCCTGCGCTCGACCAGCAGATCGAGTCGATGTTGCGCGCTGCGTTGCAGGAAGCCGGCGTCGAGTTGTCACACTCAGGATGGACGCGCGTGGTCGACTTTGCGTCGGCCGGCTCACGCGACACGTCGCTGACAGAGCGCGCAGGCCTCTTCGCGTATGCAGTTATGCGTGGCGACCGCTCGTTGAAGGAAGCCATCGGCATGCTTCAGGCGTATGCGGCCGATTTCGTTGAGAACGTTGCCGGAGATCCGATCGACGTCGACAAGCACGTCAAGAACATGATCAAGTTCCTGCACCGTGATGTCTACGACAAGCAGAAGGTGCTTCCAAGCGGCTGGGACGATGGTCTAACCGATGAAGAGAAGCAGGCGTACAGCCTCGAATTCACGAAGGAGCAGGAAGAGTGGGGTTTCGACGACCTCAAGCAGTTCCTCCTGGACGAATTCGAGCGTTTTCCGAAGGATTCGCCGCAGCGCAGCCAGTCGATCGACAAGGCGTTGCACAAGGTGGCCACGACGTCGAGCCTCAATAAGCTCGAAGAGGACCGCATCCTCGACTTCATTTCGACGTCAGGAGGCATGGGTCTGAAGCTTTCCTCGCTCAAGGCGCGCATCAAAGAGCTGCGCATGGGTGAGATCAAGGGTCAAGACCAGTCGGAAGTGGCACGCGCAGTCATCAAGGACCTCGAACAGATGTTCCCCGTGCGGGCGCACAACGGCTTCCTCTGGAAGTGGGCCGGTTCGCACTGGGAAAAGCTCGACGACAACTACGTGCTGTCAAAGATCTCGGCCGATTATGGCCATCTGACCGCATGCAAGAAGTTCAACGACATCCGCGGCATTCACAACCTGATGAAGACCATCTTGCCGCAGGGTATCCGTACGCTCGACGTGCGTGGCGTGAACTTCGCGAACGGTTTCCTCACGGAAGACCTGAAGCTGCTGAATCACGACCCCGGCTACGGCATGATTTACACGTTGCCGTTTCGTTACCTGCCCGAGATCTCGGGCAACTGCCCAATGTTCTTCGAGTTTCTGAAGAAGAGCTGGGGCGAGGACGAGGACTACCAGCAGAAGCTTGACGCCATTCAAGAGGCGCTGGCCGTTACGTTGTTCGGTCTCGGCCCGCGTTTCCAGCGCGCCGTGCTGCTTCAAGGTGCGCCGAAGTCCGGCAAGAGCCAGTTACTGAAGATCGCGCAGTCGCTTGTTCCCGATAACGCACGTGCTGCGGTGCCGCCGAACGAATGGTCGGACAAGTTCCTACCGACACAGATGTTCGAGAAGATTATCAATGTCGCGGGCGAACTGAGCGAGAAGAAGCTGGTCGATGGCCAGCGCTTCAAGGACATTATCGACGGCGCGGAGATGTCTGGGCAGCTAAAGGGAGGGCAGATCTTCCGATTTCGGCCTATCTGTACCCACTGGTTCGCGTCTAACCACTATCCGCGTACAGAGGACACGTCGGAGGGCTTTAACCGTCGCTGGCTCGTGCTTCAGTTCAACCGGCCCGTGAAGGCTTCTGAGCGTCGCCTGGATCTCGGGGATGTGATTGTGGTCGAGGAGCGTGAAGCGATCGTCGCGTGGGCGGTGCAGTCGATGGGGCGGTTGAAGGAGCACAACGAGTTCACCCTGCCTGACTCACACAATCAGGTCATTCGTGAAGTAGCGAACCTTAACAACTCAGTACGTTTTTTTCTCACGGAGAGCGGGAAGGTGCGGATCAACGCTCTCCAGCAGCAGGAATCCGCTGGGTCGAAGAGTTCAGCCCACACATCAGTGCAGGAAACGAGGCTTTATCAGACATATTGGTCCTTCTGCGTCGGGCCGGGGTCTGCCAAGCCTGTTGGATCGACGCAGTTCAGGGCCAAGATGCGGGAATTAGCTACCGAGTTCGGATTCAAGCTTTCGATCACGCCCACGGACCTGGGGGGACAGGACGTACTCTACGAAAACCTCACACTTGTGGGGGCGCCGGGTCAGCAGAGTTCATCGACGGCCCATTCTGGCGCGAAGCCCATCGCCGCCTGATGTTGAGCATGTACAACCGCGAAGAGAACTATTAGAAACGCGAGCACGAAAAAAATCGCCCCGAGGGTAGCTAATCCTCGGGGCGATCTAACAGCTAACATTGATCAAAACATGCCCCTGAAGAGGGCTGACAGAGAGGCTGGCCACCTCAACTGTCTGAGACAAGTCTCTCAACTCGTCATGCTTGACTCACCACCACAGATCATCAAGCACTCTGTTAACTTTACCTGTCTCAACCTACCTTGGCAAGTCCCTTTCGGCTTATCAAAAGAGGTTTTAACAGTTCATCGGTACTTACTCCTCTGTTAAGCGGACTATGAAGAACGACTTTAGCTGCAAGGTACATCTCGTGCGCTTCTTCAGGGCTTGAGAACGTGCCGAGATGGATTGCCTTATCTCGATAAATGGTCGCCCTGTAGTTTCCGGAGTTAGTGACGATGACCCCAGGGAAAGCGTCTTTCGTATCTGCAAAGTTACTTACGGTTACAACTTGAGAGGGGTCAAACAGGTTCTCGATCCGGTTGTTTTGTTTGTCATCGTCGCGATGGCGAATCGAGCCGGTGGGCCAATACCCATAGACAAGTGCCCACACCATGTGGTGTTCATATATCGAAATGGTTTTGAAAACAATCTGTCTGAAGCCTGACGGTTTGTGTGGGCAACTTGCTACTTTTCCAGCCGAGCGCGGTCCCCTGGCGCTATTAGTCAGACGAATAGCGCGACCTGCTACTGGGTCGTAACCAAAGTGCTCGCGGGCCATTTCAACCGTAAAGTCCTGGCGCTTTAGTTTCTCTTTCTCCATCGTCATCCCGTCGTCATGTGTTCGTGCCCTGATCCGCGAGCAGGGCCTTGGACCATTCGGAGTCCAACTGGCCTGTGCCGTCAACTTCTGGCCCCGAAATGTTGTTACCGAATGTTTCGATCGCAGTGGCGCTTTCCGGCAGTTCGGGCAGGGGCGGTAGCGTGTTAAGTATAAAGCATACTATGGTTCTAAAATCGAAAAACTGAAAATCAATGCCCCTACCATAGTCGAAACTGCAGCGCAACACCCTTCAATAAAACCTTGGTATCCTTATAACCGTGGTAGATGCAGTGACGCAGCGCCAAGGTACACAAGCCCTACGCGCTGCGGCGGGGCTTCGTGCGCCTTGCGCACGGGGCACTCCCAAAGGTGCAACGTTGAACCTTTCGCAGCGCAGTAGATGAAAGGTGCAAGTTGAACCAAAGCAAACGGCGCAATCCCGCGCCATTCGCAACCTACGTTTAGGGGTACTAACATGGCTGACTTTCAAATCGCAACGGGCGCGGCAACCTATGCCGCTAAAGAAATCATCGGCACGGAGCGCAGCGCAATCACGCGCGCTTACTCGGCAATCGTCGCGCTCTGCCTTCGGGACGACAATCACGGGGCGCGCGGCTATGCGGCCCGCTTGATTGACGTTTTGAGCGAGCAAATCGCCGAGCAACGCGCCGGTAAAAAGTGGGTGGAGATGGGCGCGGCCGATCGCGTAAGCGCAACGCGTGCCGCGTTTCCGACCGCGAAGCGCTACGCTGAAAAGTCGGTTGGCATTGCGAAACAAGCGGCTGATAAGGGTGCGCCTGTGACTGAAATTGCGAATGCTGAGAAAGATGAAGATGCGGCCGGTATCGTGCGCGCTTGGCTGCTCGGCATGGGTTGCACGTCGCAAGACGCGTTGTTTGCCGCGTTTGGTTTCGCGAAAGCGGCGGGTAATCGCGAACCGAAAGGCGCAACCGCAAAAACTCCGTCTGAAGTGACGAGCGGCACGACTGAAGCGCCCGCGAGCGATGCACAGCCTGCACAAGCGACGGCCGCAGAGGTGAAAGAAGCCGATAACCGCAGCGTTGCGGACGTGTCACGCGAAAACGCGGCACGTTTCGCCGAATCCGTGCGTGCGGTTATGGCTGGCATGTCCGATGCGGATCGGCAGTTCTTTGCGCAAACGATCCTCGCTGACGTTCAGGCAGCAGCAGCCTTGGATATCGCAGTCGCTGACACCGAGACGGTAGCGGCATAAGTCAATCCCGCCTAGTTGCCAGACTGGGCGGGTTTGAACGACTCGCGCGTGGTGGCGTGAGTCGTTCCTTTTTCTTCTCCCTATAGGGGCCGGCGCTACCGCTCATGCGCCCGTCGCTGGGGCAGCTCCACATCCACGAATCCGGTCATGCCTCTACGGCAGGCGTAGTAGCGCCCAGTAGGCGGCTTGATCCAGAAACTGGATGAAAAGTGCAAGTTGAACCATCCGGAGAATTCCAATGCGCTACCTTGATCCGACGATCAGCAACTATTCGAAAGCGATTTCCAGCGGCCTTGACGCGCAGCGCCAGTATCAGCGCGCGTTCTGGTTCGATCAGCAGCACGGCGAGCGCGCAGAGCGGCTGGCGTGCATTGCGATGATCCGCGCCAACCTCCCGGAAGAGGAGTGGCCCGAGTTCGCCCGTGAAGCCGCTACCGCTCCTGCGGCAGAAGTGGTAGCGCGACCCATGACGCGGAAGCGGCAGCGGGCCGCAGAGGCGCGATACAGGCGTGAAGTGCAGGTTCAGGAGGTCCGATGCGATCTCGGCCGGCTGGTCGAGGCGTGGGGTGCGACCGTCCGCGACGGAGCAACGTTGCGCGCGCTACGCGGAGGGCGCTGACATGGTCGCGGGAGTGGTAGCGGGATTGGCGATTGTGTCGCTATTGGCATGGGGAGCACTCGATAAGTGGGAAATTAAGCGAGTGCAAACGTTCAACTTGAACCGAAATGGTTAATCGCACGGTATTCCGCGTCACGCGAAACGCGCACATATATCTGATAGTTGGACTGGGAGATTTTGCGGGAGCGGTAGCGAATGTGCGGAGCGTAACCCGGCACCTGAAACTGTGTTGTTTTTATGCAACATAATTTTCCTTGTCCCTAGTCCGCTGCCAGGCCCCCTACGGCTCCAGCTCCGGTCAATGGCCAGGAGGGTTGCAGAGCGCAGCGTCAACTATCTGATAGTTTCATTGGTTTGTCGTCTGTAATCAAAGACTTAGCTATCTAATTTCTCTTCTTTTTCTCTTTCCCTTCCCGTTCCAAAGAAGAAGAGGGAAGAGAACAAGCTCATGTCTTGGAGACGACTGGAATTCGACTTCATTGCGAAATCGCATCTATCTGATAGTTCTAGCTTTATATAAAGAACGAATTGAATCCGCACCCATGTCAGTAAATCGTCCCCACGCGTCCGCCGCTGGATTTCTGTCGCATTTATACGATAAATACTAACGACAATGAAAATTACACCTGTAAACCGGATATGCTTGTCCCCCTCGCAGCAAGTAATCGAGACCGCGCATAGCAACGCGCTGCTCGCTACCGCTCCAGCTCGTGCTCTAGCTCCAGCTCGTGCTCCAGTAGCCGGCCGCGCGCTCGTCGCCCTCGCTCCAGCTCGTGCCCCGCGCTCCATTCACGATGCCCGAGCCTATGTGCGGACGACCACGGTCTCGACGACTCGAAACATCCGCGGCTGGAACGTACGGGTGGAACTCACCGCTCGCGAGCTGGCTACCGCCGATTCCGCCGATCGCATCATCGGCAGACTGTGCGTCCTCGCGACCATGATACTGGCCGTGATCGGGGTGTGGACGAACTTCTTCGGCTGAATCTGCGGGCCAGACCGTTTTCCCAGGTCCGGGCGGGCCTTGCGGGATCTCCCGTATACCCACCTAGCCAAAAACAACGCCAGCGGCATATAGAGCCTCTGACAAAACCATTCCGATAGGAATCATGATCACCACCACCACGCCGCTTTATGCCGCGATTGCGTCCACGCTCGCGACTATCGAGCGCTGCAAGTCCGCGCGCAGCCCTGTCCTTCCAACCCACAAAGTACGTCTCGGAAAGCTGCTCGACATGCTTCCTTCAGGCTCGGGCCTTGACTCGGGCACGCAACTGCTCGAAGACGAATGCAAGAGCAACAAGCTGGTATTTCAAGCTGATTTTCACCACATGAACCGACACGGGATGTACGACGGATGGTCGGAACACCACGTGATCGTCACGCCATCGCTCGACACGGGGGCTGTTATCCGGATCACTGGCCGTAACCGGAACAGCATCAAGGCCTACCTGCACGATGTGTTTCACCACGCGCTGTTTCAGGAAGTCGACCCATACCCGATAGGTTCAACTTGAACCATCGCCTGAGAACCAACAAGAAGAAACGACGAAGACCATGAACGCTATCTATTCCGAAGCCCCCCAGCTGTTTGACGCAATCGACGAACTGTTCAAGTCGCGTGAAGACAGCGAGCAGGATATTCGACCGATCTTGACCGTGTTCGCGAGCTGACATAGATCGGCCTGCATTCCCTGAAGAGAACCCACCACCATGAAGACTATCGAGACATATGTGACGGCCGATGGCCGGCAGTTCACCAACTACGTCGAGGCACTGCGCCACGAAGTGACCGTGGTATTGCCCGACAACCTGGCGCAGATCATCAACGACGAGTATGCGAAGGCGTCGTGCGGCGTTGCGTTGCAGGACGAGCCGCTTATGAAGATCGTCGACGGGGTCATTAACAACCTCCGGCACGTCGAGACGATCCTTGATCAGATCAAGAGTGGCAGGGCCGAACTCGACGGGTTGGAGTTCGTACAGCAGGCCACCCAGCATTCCCAGTCGCAACCTTGCCAGGGGTAGTGCGATGCGCGAGATCCGCAAGTACACCAGTTCGGACGGCAGGGAGTTTGCCACGCAGCGTGAGTGTGCCGAACACGAATGCTCAACCACCGTACCGGCAAAACTCAGGCAACGCCTGCTCAAGTTCTATCAAGAAGAGCATGGCGCGATCACGAGCAAGATCGAGCAGGTAACGTTCGATCGCATGTGCGCGACGCTGCTTCTCAATCGACGCAACGCGCGAGTCATCCGCGACGTTCTGCAGGAGTTCAGCAGCGCGGCAACGCATCTGCCGCTGGAGCCGGTCTATAACTGATCGGATTTTCTAGGAGGGGTCATGTGGTTCTCGCGTCGGCCCAATCCCGTTGAATGGCGAAAAGGTCAATGCCCGAGCATCACGGGCAAGCCGATCGTTGATTGCGCGCTGGTGAAGGGCCTTCCGGTCTTCATCGTGCCGCGTGAAGACGGGCATTGGGACTACTTTGTCTATGGTTGTAAGCGAAACACTGCTGAAACATGGGAGGACGCGGCACGCCTCGTAACAGGGGACGCGCAATCGCAACGCAACTACCACCTTGACCAAGAAGAGTTTGACGCTCTGATTGGTTCAACTTGAACCAAGGATCAAACATCATGGGCAACACCACCACCTACGGCCCGTTTGAAAGTTTCGAAGAGATGATGAGCGATGCTGGCCAGCGCGCACCCTACGTCGAACGTGCATTGCAGATCGTGCTTACTGCAAGCGTGTTCGAGCAACTGAACGATGAACAACGCGACGTGAACCTGCCGCTCGACGTGCTCATCGACAACATGGCCAAGCAGTGCGGCATGGTCATCAAGAACCACGAGGACGGCCCGCGTCTGCGCAAGGCCTGGTATTACGAGCTGGAGGACCAGCGGACCGTAACCGATCGAGCCGAATCCCTCAACGAACGTGACGTGATTCTCCACCTGACGGCGATGCTCGAGCATTTCGCAGGTATGCAGGAGACCCACGAACAGCGTCTCGCAGCCATGTACGCACAGCATGGTCGCATGTGCCTGAAGCAGCGTCCGCATCCGATCTCATCGCGACCATACGCGGATCGGCAACGGATGGCATTCAACATGCGGGACTTTGCGGGCGAGTTCGCCCGAAAGATCGCCCACGCATGGATCAACGCTGACATGTCGAACTGTCGACGAATCGAGGAAGCGTTCCCGCATCTCTTCGCGAAGTACAGCGACCCGAGCTACGACAGGGTGCGTGAGGAGCGCGAGGGAGTGCCAGCATGACCAAGGGGTTCGTCGTGTTTTACCACAACAAGTCAAACGGCGGATTTTTATGCGGTCAAGGCGATGACCCCCGAGGTTACGGCGGTACATACAACTTCGCTGAGGCGGCACGTTTCCCGACCTCCAAGAAAGCGCGCGAGATGGGGGCGGCGTATTTGCGATTGTGTCGTGCAGACCCGGACAACAGCAGCGCTACGGTACTGAAGCAAATCTAAAACGATTCACCACCACGGATCAAAACATGAGCACCCAAGAACTGGCCACGAACACGAATGAAGACCACGCAAACGCATTGGCTGCGGCTGCTGTCGAAAAACTCACCACGGACGCAACGGTTCAAGTTGAACCTCCTGCGCCGTACACAAAGCGAGAGGTGAAACTCGCTCGGGATGTGCTCCAATTTAAGCTGAGCGAGCATATCAAGCGGGATATCTCCCGATTCGAGAAAGAGACCGGTGCGAAGGTTACGGGCATCACCTACAACGCCTATACGACAGCCGACACCCCGGTGGCGCTGACGGTGTATCACAACGAAGAATACATCTTCTGAGGAGATGCACGTGAAGATCGTCACAGTCACACTTCTCGTTGATGCGCGCACTGACCAAGATACCTATGACGCAGTCAACGAGCTTCTGCGACCCATCACACATCCGTGTGGTAGCGGCAGCAGCGACAACTCGCTCCTGATTGACTACTCCGTAGGAGAAGCCCGACATGCCAAGGATTCAACAATCGTCGAATTTCTACGCGGTCAGTACGTTGAAGGGACGTTCCAGTCATGAATATCCGCCACGTCTTCGACTTCAACAAGGCAATGGCCCACGGTCCCTACGCCTGGCCGGGCGGCTATCCGTGCTACTTCATCACATCGGACTGCGAGGCGCTTTCATTCAAAGCTGCGCAGGAGAACGCAGGTCTTGTCCGCGACGCGATCATCGCCAATGACAAGCACGGCGGCTGGAAGGTGATCGCAATGGACATCAACTGGGAAGACACGAACATGGTCTGTGTCCACTCAGGGAAGCCGATCGAATCGGCGTACGGAGGTCACGAATGATCTACGACGGCGAAGTGATCGAGAAGGAAGGCTACGTCTTCAAGGTATTTCTGCGAGACGACTGCGACAACGGCGAGCCGTGGAAAAACTTTGACGGACATGGGCCGGTTTCCGAATGGACGCGACGTGACAAGCGCCCCGGTGAACGTATCTTGAACACCGATAGTGGTAGCAAGCGCTTCTACGACGTCCAGGAAGCCAACAAGATCGCGAAGCGAGACGGGTGGGGCTTGAGCGACAAGGCGAAGGCTGAGCTGATCGAGCACTTGGCTCGACCCCGAACCGTGCGCAGGATTCGGAAGGGCGAAAAGCCAACCATCGTGCAACGCGGGTTTGTCTCGCACATCTACAAGTACAGTGCGGATCAAGTTGAAACAGTGGCGCTCCCCGGGCGAGATCCGAAAAAGCCACTTACGCGAGGCGAGATTCGTGCCGAGGCGGTACGCCGCGACTACGAGTTCCTGCGTGGCTGGTGCAACGACCAGTGGAACTACGTCGGCGTGTGCGTCATGTATCTCGGCAAGGCGGACCACGACCCCGACACCGATGTGGAACTCGACTATTTGGTGTCGAAGGATCTATGGGGTATCGAGAGCAATGCCTACGACTACATCAAGGAAGTCGCGCACGAACATATCGGCGAGTTCCTAGCCGAACTCGCCGACGAGCGTCAGGCCGACGCACGAGAAGCGGCTGAAGCCCTGTACTGGGCGCAACGTGACACCGTTACAGGTGTTGTCCGTCTCCAGGTTATGTGAGGTGAAAAAATATGACTAGATTCACCATCACTGTCGCGCGGCCGACGTACTACACGTGCGACTTCGAAGCGTCCAACGTGGAAGAAGCGAAGAAGGCCGCACTGGACGTATTCGAACAGCAGGGTTCCGAAGCTTTCGACTACGAGAGCAGTGGCCCCGCTACCGCTCATGAGGGAGATGCACCGCAATGAGCCTGAACAACCCCAACACCCCGCGCGAGTTCGACAATGAGCAGGCGGTCGGAGAGGGCTGGTCGATCTTCACCTGCGATGGTTCTGAATGCGGCCGGTATCAGCTCCAGTGCTGTGACGATGACGACGTGTTCCTCAACGATTATGTCGCATGGAAGTTCGTGGTCGATCAGGCGCGAGTAGGTAGCGAGTATCACAAGAAGGCACTGGCGTACCTGCGTGAGCACAACCCGATGGAGATTCACGCCATCGAGCGTCAATTCGGGAGCGTTGAATGAGCCTGAACAACCCCAAAATCCAGCGCCTTCCCTCGCTCGACTTCACAAGTGATGAGACGCGAACCTTCTATGCGGTCGAGTGGATCAACGAGAAGGACGAGTGGTCGATCGACACGCACTACCAGGAAACCAGTCGCGATACGAAGGCGTTGCAGCTGTTTGCGAACGGTGCGAAATCAGTGCTGGTCTATGACGTGATCGGCCCCTTCAACGCAGGGCTGGACGAAGCCGAGAACTTTGCCTTCGATAACCGGCGGCTGCACGTCGCAAGTGCAAGTGCAAGTTGAACCAAGGATCAACACATGAACGTACAACAACGAATCGCGATCGAGAAGCAGATCGTCGAAAAGATCGTCGTCGACGCCTTGGCCGCGGGGTTCAAGCTGAGTGTATTCGACGGAGAAGGCACTGCGATTTCGAAGAGCACCGACAAGGACAAGATCCTCGCCGCGCTGTTCGCATGTGAAGAAGAGTATCTGCGCCTCTGGAAAGACGGTACGCACGTCGGGTCGGTTCACCTGGTCTACGGAAATGACGGGTGGGACGTGATCTCCGATCACCACGTGTGCCTGGAAGAAGTCCTCAAAGGGGCTACTGAACTGGCCAACCAGTTGGAAGAGGCGCACGGATGAACCCCGAGCAACTGCTGGAGTACATCCAGCGCCTGGAAGCGCGTATCGCTGAACTGGAGCTGGACCTGTACGCGAACCCGGACATGGCCGACCGGCGTGCGCGCCGGCAGCTGACCGAACAGTTCAAGAGGCAGGGGATGTCGGGCCGAAAGGCTCGGGATGCCGCGTGGCGCACCCTGCATGATCCGAATTTCACATCGTGAAAGATATGAGCAAACCGATCTACCGCACCCGCTTCACGACCACGGCCGGCAAGTACCGCGTCCGGGAATTCCGGTCGCAGAGGAACGCTGAGACCCATGCCAAGCAGCTCGCCAACGAGGGCGGGTATGGCTACGTCGAGCGCACGACGGCGACCAGCCACAAAGTAGTCAGCAACTGGGGCCGCTGCGCTCCCGAAACCGCTTCCGCATAGCGTAGAATCACCTTACAAAGTACAAGGAGAAATCATGATGTCTGTCGCTTTCGACACCTTGGCTTACGTCAAGCGCCTCGAACAAGGTGGGGTCCCGCGCGAGACTGCGGTGATGCAAGCCGAGGCGCTGGCTGATGCGATCGACCAGACCTTGGCGACAAAGCAAGACCTACTCAACATGCAGACGGCGGTTGAGCAGAAGGTCGACGCGACGCGTACCGATCTGCGTCGTGAGATCGACAACGTCCGCGCAGACATGAAGCTCGGCCTCTCGGAGGCGCGTGGAGAGTTCCGTGTCGAAATCGAGAAAGCGAAAACCTCGATGGTCACGTGGCTCGTGACCTTGACGATTCTCGCGACCGCTGCGCAGATCGCTTCGAGGGCGTTCCTGCACTGATTCAGCCGGTTGATTAAGGAAGAGTGCGCTCTGGCCAGTGCGCTCTTTTTTATACCCCCCATCACCACCACACACCATGAAAACTATCGTATTGACCCCGACTTGGTCGGGCGTCATGGGCGTGCTCGTCGCTTCGTTGCGCGATGGCACCGAAGAAGGCAAGAAGCACGCTGAAGCGGAACTGTTCGATCTCGCGAAGAAAGTCGACCAGATGAACGACCACTTCAGGAAGGAACGCGAATCGATCCTGGGCAAGAAGATGGCTCAGCTCGCAGACCGCGGTGCGGTTGAGGCTGGAAAGCTCGTCACCAAAGAAGGCCTGATGGCCATCGTCACCCAGGCGGGCCGTGTCGAATGGTTCAACCTGAACCAGTTCGGGGGAATCGCGCCGGCAGACAATCTCGCTCTCACCAAGCAACTGGTCGACGCACTCGACGGCATGCTTTCGATCGACGACTGGCATGACGACTCGATCGCGAATCCGCAGATGATCGCGAACGCTCAGGCCGTGCTGGCGCTCGGCAAGGAAGCGTTGCAATGAGCAGCCCCTTCAAGACCCCGCTCATCCTGTCCGAGTCCGACCACGATGGCACGGGCCTGCTGCTCAAGGAGGTCGGCGAGCAGGTGATCTGCGAGTTCGACCGTACGCCGCAGATGAAAGAGCACGCCGCGTACATCAAGCAGGCCGTCAATGAACACCCGGAACTGTTGCGCAAGCAGGAGATCATCTTCGACCTCTCGTTCACCCTGGGCAACCGCTGGAATACGTTCTCGGACCAGCTGACCGGCGACATCCTGGACCACCATGACGGCTCGCGTGGATTGAGCGACCTCGTGAAGACCTGGGCCGACGAGTTCGATGCCGACTGGGAATCGCGCAGCGAGGACGAGCAGCAGAATTACCTCAGTGATGTCGACGAGTTCGCGAATCGCAAGATTGCCGAGCTGATCGATTCCGCTAAGCGCCCCGAGCCGCGCGCGCCGCGGCCGATCAAGGTCACACACAGCTACAACCGCGCGCTCGCCGAGAACACCTTCCATTACGTTGGTGTGAAGTGGCAGATCGTCTTCAAGTCCGATGACGGCTCCGACTTCTGCCGCGAGGCCCTGCCGGCAATGAAGACCCTGAACGAGGTCCTCACGTTCATCCGCGAAAAGTGCAACCTGCTCGGTTTGGGCAGCGCTGACATTCAACGGTGGTGATCATGAAAGAACCCGTCCGTTACTTCACAACACATCCGTTCACGATCGAAACCCTGCAATGTGTCGGCGAACCGCCGCGTTACATCATCTCCCGTGCAAAGGGTGGTGGCCGCTACAGCGACGAGCTACTGAAAAAGGAAGAGGCCGAGCTGCTGCTGCACACGCTGACGCGTGAAGAAGCCGACAAGGAGCAACTGCGCTACCGCATCTGGCAGCTTGAACAGGCGAGTGAAAAGCTGCTCGACTCGTTGAAGGAAGCGCGGCAACACATCACGCACCATTCTATGTGCGCAGCTGAGTCGGAGTTCAACAAGGCCTGCGACTGCCGCTGCAGTCGAATTTCCGCCGCCATCGAACAAGCAGAGGCCGTCTTGAGCGGCACGGGGGCATAACCCATGAAGATCAAGACACACGAACTGCTCGGCGCGACGCTCGACTGGGCAGTTGCCAAAGTCGAGGGCAAGCCGATTGTCCACGACCCGATGGGGTTCAAGAGCGGGTCGGAAGCTGGCTACTGGATATGGGACAAGACGCCGAAAGGCCTCATGACCAAGATCGGCCGAGGCTACACGCCGTCAACCGACCGAGACCAGGGATTCGAGATCGTCGAGCGCGAAGGCATCGCGACCCGCAAGCACACGAAGACCGGTAACTGGTACGCGATGACGAGTGCGGATCTCGGCAACGACACAACCGCCCGTTGGGAAGAGATGACGGCGCGCGGCGGCGAACGCTACGGCGTGGAGTCGTGGGCGGTCCACAAGCGCCGGCAGCGCTTCATCGGTGGGACGCCGCTCATCGCCGCGATGCGCTGCTTCGTCGCCTCGAAGCTCGGCGCTGAGGTGGACGTGCCCGATGAACTGGTTGCGGACCAACAATGAAATTGAGCGACGTGAGCAGCAGCCGCGGCGCACCGAAGGGTCGCCGCGACACCCACGGCGACTACGATGCCCACATCAAGCTGATCGTCCATCACTGCCCATTCGTCGATGGCGACTACGACGAAGGTGGGGCGTACTGGGGCGCGGGAGAGCCGCTGTGGCGGGCTATCGAGCCCGAGGGGGACGTGGAGTTCTTCCTGCGCGGCAAAGACCGCTGGGATGTACTGGAAGATGTTCGTGAACTGTATCCGAACGCGGAAATCATGGACACGCCACGTGAACGCTGGTTTGAGGAGTTCTTGACGGGCTACGAAGAGGCCGCGTTGTGGTCGAGCATCGACACAATCAAAAACGACGATGGGGAGGAGGAAGCGGTGCATCTCGAAGACGGTTACGAGCTGCACTACGAGACGAAAACGAAGTTCCGCGAGGATTGCAAGGACTTCTGCGACTTCGCCGAGCCGCAGTTGCGCCGTGCAATTGATTGCACCGGCTATGGAGCGGTCCAGGCCGGACACGATTTTTGGCTCACCCGCGCTGGCCACGGTGCCGGCTATTGGGATCGCAGCCAGCTTCCGCGCGATTTGCGCGACCAGCTGTCCGACGCCGCACGTCAGGCCGGGAACCGAGAGCTGTACATCGGCGACGACGGGTTGATACACCAAGGGTAGAAGATGAGAAAGATGGACGTTAGCCCCCGAAAGTCCTACGGGGTAAGAGCCGGATCATGGAACGAAATGCTATCCATGATGGAAGTAGGCGAACGCCACTACATAGAAACGACTGTTGAAGGCTATCCGCAGTTGATGCGGACCATCAATACCCCCGCCAGCCGTAGGCCGGCAGAAATGCGCGACTCGAAATTTAGTACAAATCTTTTCACCGCAGTTATGGCGACGCGCGTCGGGGAGATTCGCTACCTCCTCTGTATCGAGCGGAAAGCATAACCACCACACCGAGGTAATCACCATGTTGAGTGCAATCATCACGATGTTCACCGGCAAGTCGCCCGCTAAGGAAGCGAAGAACCAACTTCGCATGACACGCCTCGCGCTGCTCGAAGCGCGTGGCGCACTCGAACATTTCCAGGCCGAAGTCGCGAAGCTTGAGGCACGCGAAGCCCGCTTGGCTGCGCACGTCTCTGATGACGAGCGCCAATACCAGCGCGAAGCTCAAGCCTCGATGGCAGCTGCAATCTGAAAGTTCAAGTTGAACGAGGCGCGTCTGGCCACGCGCCTCGTTCACCGAATCTGCTAACAAACCACCACCACAACAACGATGACCAATATTGATAAGTCCGCGCTCGACGAGCGCGCGCGTCAGCTCGTCCGAGAAGAAGTGCATGCGTGTGTCAGCATGTTGATCAGCGACCTCAGCAAGCTGGTCGCTAGTGCCAATCCGCACGTGCTGCGTGAGGTAAGTGTCGACCAGGATGAGCTGTTCGGGATCTGCGTTCAAGACGACCATAAGTCCGCAGCAGAACACGAAGACTACGTCTTGTTCGAGAACGAATGTCGTGAGTACGTCGCGCTTCAGCCGGAAGACGACGTAAAAGGGAATCTCACTCTCGACAACCTCGAATACTTCGAACACGCTGGGAAGTTCTATGTCATCCCGGAAGAGTCAGTGGACGAGATCAATGAACTGGATGCGCCCGATCAGGCAAAGATCAGCGAAATCATCGCAAGCGCGAAGGCGCGTGAAGACAGCGGCGATACCGATGGAATGTTCTTCGAAGCGGAAACTGAACACGCAGTGTTGACCGCGTACCTCAACAAGCACTACGCCGACGACTGGTACAACGACGAACAAGAAGCATGGCGTGCAGCGTGCGAAACGAACAATATCGACCCGGATACCTGCGAAGCCTACGAGCATTGGATCGTCTCGGGCTGGCTCGCCGGAAAGCTCGAAGAGCGGGGTGAGATGATAAATCGCGACATTTGCGGTCTCATCGTGTGGGGCCGCTGCACGACCGGGCAGGCCATCTACATGGATGGTGTCATCCAAGAGATAGTGCAAGACCTTCTCGACTGAGGTAGGGCATACTTCTAGTCCTTTTATATACAGAGGGGGCGGAAGTGAACAAGGTGATTCTCTGCATTGCTCTTACGGGGTGTTTGACGGCGTGTGCGTCAAGAACTCTTCCATTTGAGCAGGCAAAGGACGTTCCTGCGGACAGGATCTATTCGACGAAGTATGCGCAACCGGTGGAAGGTGCGCAGAAGATCACAGTTATACGCACTGGTGGCTCGTTTATCGCGGGTGGCGGTGCGCGCTATGAGTTGTTGGCTGATGGTGTGAAAATCGCATCAATGGCGACCGATGAGCGCGTCAACCTATACCTTCCCGCTGGCGAGCACATGCTTTCGGCACGTAATGGCGTGTGGACCAGTATTGAGCCACAGTCCATCCTGATCAACGTTCCAAGTCGATACAGAACATACCGTCTCGACTCAGCGAGCACGGTGTTGTTGCAGCCTGCCCTTGAATGAACGACGTCTAGTCGCGAAGCCATGTTCAAAGCCCACCGATCGGTGGGCTTTTTTATTTTCTCAATTCAGCACAAAAGGATCTGCACATGTTCATGTCTGATACGCAAGTTTTGCGGACGTACCTCGTAGCGGCGACTGTTGAGCAAGCACGCAAGGTGGGTTTCGAGGAATCGTTTCGTTCCCTCGTCACGCAGCAGTTTCATGACATGTCGGATGCAGACGTCCGCTCAATGGCAAGGATCATCGTATGACGCCAATGAAATTCCACCAGACCTATGAGGTCATCACGGACGAGAGTGCTGAACAGGGTAATGCCGACGAGACGGGCTTCGATTGGCAAGACGTTTCATACACGTTCAAGGAGCTGGTTCACCTGCTCAGATTCGAATACGCCGGTGCTGAACCGAGTGACTACCCGTCGTCGAACCCCCGCTGGATCACTTCTCATGGGGAACGCGATCATCGTGACGGCTCCTTCCGCAACATCTCCTTGCACCCTGCCAACGACCGGGCACACCGCTGGTGGCCGAAGGCGTTAGCGGCAGCAGGGATCACAAAATAGGCACACCATGCACCAGTACAACGGGAATACATTCGAGCTTGAAGGATACAGTTTCAGGGCTCATTTCGAACGAGACGACGACATCAGCGAGCTGTGGGCCAACCATGATGGCCACGGCGTCGCGTCAGACTGGACGCGTAGGAACAAGCGACCCGGCGAAGTTGTGCTGGTGTCGGATCGAGCCTCGCGACGCTATTACGACATCGCGGCGTCAAACCAGATCGCCAAGAATGACGGATGGGGTTTGAGCGAGGAAGATCAGGCGGAATTGATCAAGCGGCTATCCAAAAAGATCGTGCGACGCGTAAAGCGCGCCGAATATCAGATCGCCAATGGATTGCGCGTACCTCGCCTTGCGTTGGAAACAGTGGAAACGCCTGGAATAGACCCCAGCAAACGTTTAACGGGTTGCAAAATTCGCGCAGAAGCCGTTCGCCGTGATTTCGAATTCCTACGACAATGGTGTAATGAACAATGGGAATACATGTGGGTCAAGGTGACGATACTTCGTTCAAACGATGATGGAGAGCTTGTTGAAGGCGAGCACTTCAGCGACAGCGTCGGTGGCGTCGAGTCGCACAAGGAATACCACGTAGCAGTCGCGTTCGAATGAGCAAAGAGCCTGATTTTTCAGGTGAAAGCTGCACAAGATGCCAATAAAATGGAGGAGCTTGAACGTCGGCATTGGGCCGAACGGGATGTCCCGACTATCGTATAGTCAAGATGGAAGGAGGAGCGTTTCTTCAATAGAATGGCATCTCCATCAACCGACGCGGTAGGCAATGCCGGGATCAACGGTTAGAGCAAACTGCACGGTTAATATTTCAACAATATAATGATCATCTAATGTATGATCCAGCGATCCCAAGGTGATAGAAAGATGGCATTGCAGACGGCAGCACAGAAACGAAAGTTCGTGAAAGACCTGATCAAGAATGTGCAGGATGACGTGATGAAGCGCATCGATCACATGCCAACCGACTGGGATGCCGTTGAGCTGCGGCAGTACATCGGCAAGAAGTTCGAGAATGAGAAGGATGCCTTTGCATTGCGGGGCAACACCGCGCGGGGCCGCGCTTTCAACAACGAGATCTCGGACAACCGTCACCTGTAAAAAACGAATACCGATGCACCGATAAGCTGGCCCTTGTCGTTGTGTCGCGGATTGAGACATGACCACCACCACCACAACCTGGACGGACGACGACGAGCGTCTGCTGCGCGAACTGGCATCGCGCAAGGAAGAAGTAGAGGCCCATCAGCGGGCGTCTGTCGAAGCCGTCGTGAGCACGTTTGCTTATCGCGACATCAGCGAGACCGACATCACGGACGGCCTGATCGAGCGGGCAGAGCAGATTTGCCGCGCGCTCGTGCCTTACCTCCCGCGACACAGCGAGGCTGAAGCTGCGACTGTGCGTAAAAAGGCCATCGATGCCATCGCACTGGGTCTCAGCGAATGTGTCAGGACGTTCCCGGTTTCTACGCCGGCCGTTGTCCTGAACCATCTCATCGCCGCGGGATTGCTACCCGTGTCGATGAGAGGCCGTACCTGATTGGCCGACCTGGCAGGCTGATCACCTCTCTCAACCAAAACATACCCTGAAGGAATTGAAGATGGAACCCACCACCACGACCAAGAACTCCGCTGCTCCGAAGAAGAATAAAGGCGGCAATGACGGCAAGTCCCCGCGCGCGCTGCGCGGCGCTCCGAAGGCTGCATCGAACTGGTCGGCCGCGGACGAAACCCGCTTCCAGGAGCAGCAGAAGGCTCGTGAAGCGTTCGTCGCCGAACGCACCACGTCGCTGAAGAAGATCGTTGACTTCATGCTGCACGGCGTGAAACCGGTTCACATCGAGCCGGTGAAGGGCGCGGACGGCAACGTGATCACCGAAGGTTACGCTCTGCCGGTCGCAGCGACCGAAGAGCAACTGCTGGCCAACCTGGCGGAGCATGGCGATGCGATCCTGACGTACCTCTCGAAGCACTACAAGCTCCAACCGACGCTGCTGAAGACGCAGTAATCGACGAAGCGTAGTAGTTCATCGATCTGAAGCCGCATGGTTTAGCCATGCGGCTTTTATTTCGACATTTTCGAGAGAAAACATGGCCACTCAAAAATATGAGGGGAAGCGGTTCAAGCCTTCCACCCTCGAACTGATCGGAATTATCAACGATATCGTTGGCGAGTATCAGCGCCAAGGGTATGTCTTGACCACGCGGCAGCTGTATTACCAGCTCGTCGCGCGCGACATCATTCCCAACAATTTGCAGGAATACAAGCGCGCTGCGTCGATTATCAACGACGGAAAGCTTGCGGGCCTGATCGACTGGGACATGCTGGAGGATCGAACGCGTGCGTTCATTCGCCGCTCGCGTTGGACGTCGCCGACATCAATCATCGACGCCTGTGCGGATCAGTACCATCAGGATCTCTGGATCGGTCAATCACGTCGTGTATTCGTCATCGTCGAGAAGGAAGCGCTCGTAGGGGTGCTCGAACGAGTGTGCCATCGTTACGATACCCCGCTGCTCGCCGCGCGTGGCTATCCGTCGTCGACGGTGTTGCGCGAGTTCGCGCTGAGCGACATTATTCCCAGCATGCGTGAAGGCCAACGCGGCCTCATTCTGCATCTTGGCGATCACGACCCGAGCGGGATCGATATGACGCGCGATCTGCTTGAACGGCTCCGGATGTTCGGAGGGCACTCGTTCGAGCTGAAGCGCATCGCGCTCAATATGGCTCAAGTTGAGGAGCTGAACCCGCCAGAGAATCCGGCGAAGTCCACGGATGCTCGGTTCAAGTCGTATCTTGACCAGTACGGTGAATCCAGTTGGGAGCTTGACGCTTTGCCGCCGCAGTATCTTGACCAGCTCGTGTCGTCGCATATCGACGCTGTTATCGATCAGGGTGCGTGGAGCGTGAACAAGCAGATCATCAGCGACGCGAAGCTGATGATCGGCAAGGCGTCGACATACATCGCTGACGGTTGCCCCGACTATGAGTGAGATTGTTGATCGTAAAGCGCAACTTGAGGATCTGATTGGGCGCATCAAGGGCCGTATCGAGAACTTCGGTCGGTCTGATGTGTGCTGGCCGTGGAGGGGGGCCAAGACAAATGCTGGAAAAAAGGTAACGAAGATACGGAAATCCGAAGGGGTTCCCATTTACCAATCTACCGTAGTGTCGTCGTATGGATTGGTGAAGGTGGGAGGTGGGCGACGGAAGACAGTCCATAAGATCACGTTCGAACTGGCCAACCCAGAATTGCTTGGCAAGCCACAGTATCGACTTGTCAATAGGTGTGGTAACACGCTATGTTGCAACGATACTCACTGGCAACTCGTCGGCCAGGAGCGCCACGATCTTGGGGCCTTGGTTGAGGATCTGAAGGAGCGTATAGAGAACTTCGGCCAACCTGACCAGTGTTGGCCGTGGAAGGGACCAAAGACACACCTCGGTGCGCGTCAGAAGAAGGTGCGGACGGCTGAGTGGGTTCCCTTCTACCAACTAACTGTAGATTCACCATATGGTCAGGTAAGGGTAGGGGGAGGGAAGCGCAAGGCGGTACACAAGATCGTCTTTGAGTGGGCGACACCGGACTTGCACAAGTCTGACCGGTACATACTCACGAATGAGTGTAGAAACACCTTGTGCTGTAATCCAGCGCACTGGCATATCCATGACAGCGTGCCACCTCCCACTGCCGGCGACGCTGAAGCTGAAGGGGGCGCGCAATATGGCGAGGAGAACCTTCGAGATGCGTGTGAAGCACTGATGGAAACTCTGTTGGAAGTGACCCAACCGCGGACCCTTGCGGACGTGATGAATCATCCATACATGATCGATTTTCAACCCGAGCTGATAAAGGAGGTACTACGTGACATCGGAAAAGGGCACCTTGTTGAATCCGCCGCAGGTGATACAGGTCCACCACCTGGATAACCACATGGAGCCGAAGTATTTCACCCACGAGTGTGTGCTAGACGCGTGGGTTCGGACCATGAAGACGCTGGAAAAGCTTCGCGTCATCAAGGGCTTCTTTGTGCTGCCGGTGGGCTACATACCGGACGGCGCGAAGATCGAGATGCGATAGATGGAAGTCATTGCATATCGAGCCGAGAGCGGCAAGACCCGTGATGTCGTTGACATCGCGCTTGTTGTGCTCCTGAAGGTCGATATCAACGCCTTTGTCGACCTGAAGGAGAAGTACCTGCCACACGGGCTGAAGCAGGCGATACGCATGCAGGATCACCCGTTTTGGCAGAACGAGGGATTGCAGATGTGGGAGGAGGTAAAAGCCCTTGTCAACGCACGTCTCGATCCCGGATACTGGTTTGGGCAATCGGTGGAGTCGCCCGCTGTAGTTGGAATCTTCCGTACGGAATCAGAATGAATATCACCACCACAGAGGCGAGACCTCACCCCCTGGCCGATGTACCCAAAGCTGTCGACGCACTGGTCAAGACCGGCGAAGCACTCCGCAAGTTCTCAAACGTGAAGGTCGCCGACGACCAAGGCACCGAGTCCCCGATTTCACGTGATACGTGGTACTCGGCCGTCGCGAACACGATCAACTCTGGCCAACTGGCCAAGAAGCAGATCGCGCGCCTGAAGCGCCTGCGCGATGAACTCCGACGCACGAAGGTGAAGGCATGAGTCAATCACCACTGGCTCGCAACCTTGCGATCGTCGCCGCTGCACACGAAGCCGCGGAGAATGACCGGATGCGCCGGGAATTCGAGCAGCACGAATGGCTCGAAGGCCTGTCGCTGGAACGTGACCCGAAGGACGACGGGTACACCAACTCGGAAGTTCACCGCTACTGGATGTTCTGGCATGACGGGTGGAGGGCAGCGACGTGATGACTCCCGTCAAGACCGCGCGCACGACCCACGACCTCGGCCGGCCGGTCGGCTGGAATGACGACCGCGATGGTAAGTGCAAGTCTCTACCCGTCGTGCGCGACAACGAGCAGAACGTCTGGATGTCGTACTGGCAACCGAGCCAGGAGGACATCGAGAAGCTGCGTAACGGTGCAACGATCAAGCTGACGGTTTTTGGCATCGGACAACCGCCTGTTGCGATCGAAGTGCCGGAAGAGATCGTGTTGTATGCAGGTTAAGCAGTAAAGCCTCACGGTAAGCGCCCCACCACCACGCTTTCCGTAAAGGCTCACCGTAGCAACGGGTGTCACCACCACCTGAACAGCAACCTTCAATCTATAAGAGATCGAAACATGAAATCTGGCTACATGTCTGTGACTTCGTCGCAGATCTCCGCATTCGCATATAACGAACAAGATCAGCGGCTCAACATCGTCTTCGTCAAGAACGGCGACGAGTACCAGTACAGCAACGTGCCGAAGGAGGTCGTCGACCAACTGGTCGTGGCCGAATCGTTTGGCGCGGCCTTCAGCAGCCTCATCAAGAAGCACCCGACTCGTTTCCCCTACATGAAAGTCTGAGCCTTGCGATGACGAAGGAGGAACGCGATCAACAGATCGCGGATCTCTACGTCGACGGCAAGTCAGCCTCGGCTCTCGCTCGTGATTTCGCTCTGTCGATTCCGTCGATCAGGGCGATCATCGCAGCCAAGGGGGTCAAGGCGTCTCAGCGGAAGAAGGTAGAGAACGCTGAACAACAGGGACAACCTGTGAGGCGTACGCTTGGCCGCACTCATGAGCGGCTTGGCGAAACGCTTGCGTTCAGCAGAGCGATCGAACTCAAACACACCCGAAAGGAAGCTTCCGAACGGCTCGGTTGGACCGTTCATAAGGTCGCGGCCGTCGAGACTGGACGTTACGAAGTGACGCTCACGGATCTCATGGACCTTTCGGGGTACACGAAGAAGCACGTCGGCGAATTGATACGGCTATGAAGGACCTATACAACGAGGAAGCAGACCACAAGATCGAAGTACGGACGTACGGAATCCACTGGAACGCTGAAGGCGTTGCGTACTTGCATCAAGGTCGCAACGCATCGAACTTCCTGTCGCTCAAGGCACCATCCCCGTATGCGGTGGTGCCGGCGCGCAGGCTTGCATGCAACCACCTTTTCCCAGTGAGCGCGGCGGTCCCGGACCCGACACACTGGAAGCAATTCCAGGCTCTGGCTCGGGACCCGCTGGTCAGAGTCATGCTGCCAATCCCGAAGGGGGATGGTGAGGCTGGGGTGTTCGTGATGGAGGACACGAACGACGAGATGACGCTCACGCTGCTCACGCTCTCGCGCATGAGTAGCCCCATCCAGCCGATTGTGCGGCCGATTTGGCACTTCTCGCCGACCGATATCAGTGCAGAGCTGGAGCGAACCAACGTCCAGCCGCTGGTGTTGACGCAGGCCAACCCGAAGTACCAGAGGGTCGTCGACGCGATCATCGATCAGTCGGTGTACATGCCGCGTCGCGTGATTATCACCGGCACGTATGACGTCGTCGCGCGCAAGCCGGCCCAGCGGCTCAAGACGGGCCTGCTGGCCGGCGAGGAGGGGCTGATTGTGTCTCTTCCCCTCGAAAGCCTTGGCGTGGCTGTATTGCGGCGCTATGCGCGTCGCGAGGACATGCTTTCCGATCTACCCACCGCCCGAGGGAGGTGAGCATGAGCACCGCAGTCGAACTCCGCACGCATATCGAGCGCCGGACGCATATCGACGTCACGTTCCGCTGGCGCGACCGGCACGGCGATAGGCACGATCCGGCAAAGATGGAGACCCGTCACGTGTTCAACACGCTGAAGATGATCTGGAACAACACGGTGCCGTCGTATTACCGGGTTGGGCACAACGTTCGTCTCTACAGCTTCGGCCCGTCATATCCGCGGGAGTACATGATCAAGGCCGTTTATCACCTTGGCCACGAACTATCCAAGCGCGTGTTGACGAGCGAGCAGTTGCGTCTTCTGCGTCAGATGCACAGCTACTTCACGAACGTGTCGGGGTTGCTGACCTGATCCGTTACGTGCCCGTCTGCTGAAGAACGATATGGCCGCGCTTCCCGATGTTGATGAGCTTGTTGCGCCGGCCGCAGTGTGGGCAGAACACGTAGATGCCGAACGAGTCGATTCCGACTTTTTCGGCATCGAACGGGAATTCAAGGTGGCACTTGATGCAGAGCCAATTCATGACGACCTCCTAATCGGAGCGAAGAATCGAAATGAACGATAGGACAACACTGGAAGAAAGCAAGACATTCCACGTTGGGCAGGTGTGGCGCGCAAAGCGTCCTTCAAACGCCAACGGGTTTGTGAACGACCGGGTGATCATCCACATCAACTTTCTCGGTGCGATCACCTATGACGGTCCCGCCGTGGGAATCGGACGACGTTATCCGGTCGTGACACGTGAGACGTTCGCAAAGTGGGCAGGCAGACAGGTCAAGAGTGAGCTGCCGGATAACGAATGGCAACGTTGGGACTTTCGAGATAGGAGCAGGAACAAATGACGATCGAGAAGAAAGTGCCGCGCGAGCACCAGATCGCGGATCTCGCTTTCTACATCATGACGCCTCGCTGTATGAACCTGTCGGACCCGGCGACGCAGAAGACTGGCTCGGCCTGCATGTACACGCAGTACCTGTGGGACGAGCTGGGATTCAAGTCGTACTTCGTCATGCCGATGTCGCTACTGCGGAAGAACAAGGACGAGCTGCTTGAATTCACGAACTTTCATCCTCGTGAGATCCAGATCATCGACGGTGAGGCGAAACGGCGCGAGCGTCAGATGCGCAACGAAGATGCGAAAGTATTCATCATGGGGTTCCAGCGCTTCTCCGACGACTGGCAACGGATGAAGCAATGGCACCCCCAGTTGAACGCCGCGATCTTCGACGAGTGGCACCTTGGCTACTCGGGCCACGACTCGGGACGGACGCAAAACATGTACATCGCGATGCGGAGCATCGAGCGCTTCATGGCCATGACGGGCACGATCATCAAGGGCACGCTCGCGAGTGCGTACCCCGCGCTACAGGTGATCGAGCCGCGCTTCTACGGCACGTACGGTGCATTCCTGGCCCAACACCGACTTCAGGACGAGTATGGCACGACGATCGGATGGCACAACCATCAGAGACTTGGCCAGATCCTTCAGCACGTGGCCGTGCGCCACACCTTCGAAGAGGTTCACGGCCCCGAAGCGAAGGTCATCGTCACCGAGCTGTGCGACATGTCGCCGAAGCAGCGCAAGGCGTACGAGGAGATGGAGGAAATGGCGCTCGTTGAGCTGGAAGACGAGTTCCTTGAAGGCCAGTCGCCCGCCGTCAATGCGATGCGTTGCCGGCAGATCATGGCGCACCCCGAGACCTTCGGGCTGGCCAAGGGTGAGACGACCGGCAAGGACGAGCGCTTGAAGATCCACTTTGCGGACGCGGTTGTGTCCGGGGAACCGATCGCGGTGTTCGCCGCGCTCGTGCCCGAGCAAGAGCGCATCGTCGCCATTGCGAAGTCGATGGGCCTGCGCACTGCGTTGATCAACGGCCACGTGTCATCGACGCAGCGGGCACGCATCGACGAGGCGTTTCGCCGCGGTGATCTCGACTGCGTGGTTGCATCGCCGGATACGGCCGGTGTCGGCTTCAACTGGCACCACCTTGAAACGATGGTCTTCACTTCACTGAACTACATGGACGACTCATTCGTGCAGGCGTATCGCCGGGGCATCCGTGGCAAGCGCGCGAGACCGCTGCGGATCTACGTGCTGGAGTATCGCGACTCCATCGACCAGCGGATCATGCAGATCATCGAGAACAAGTCGCGTGATGCAAACCTCGTCGACCCGACGAAGGAAGTCTTCAGGTTGTCGGAACAGCGCCGGCAGAAGGAAGAGGAAATGTTCGATTCAACCGAGGCTACTGATCAGAAGATCTCGATGGCCGAATTCGCGTAAGGAGGGCGCGATCTATCGTATAGAGCAGCATTGTGTAGTTAGTATCACGAAGGTACGATCTTATTCCTCGACGTGTCCACCACCACGGCGAGAGAGCAGAAGCAGAAGCAGAAACAGACGCATAAACAGCTAACATTTGAAGGAATTTTATGGACCCGATCCAAGCAGCAATGCAGCGCGCGAAGGATGCAGCGGCAGGCGCCATCGCGAATGCAGCAGCAGGTGCAGCAGCAGCGCCGACGACCGGCACGGCGGTCGCCGCAGTCGGTACGGCCGGCGGTGCTGTCGCAGTTCCCGGCCAGAAGCTCTCGATGGAGCAACTGATGTCGGCGGGCATGGCGGTCGACCTCTGGATCAAGCCGAAGGAATTCGGTCTCCAGGTCGGCGCAAGCGCAAAGCTCGTGCAGTCGTTCGAGGCGGTTATCGATATGACGGAAGGCACTGGCTTCATGGTCAAGATGTCGATCAAGGCCGGCAACCCGGCGCAATACTGGTCGACGTACGACGGCGTCACGAGCGACAAGGGCATCCCCTGGTCCGAAGCACAGGCCAAGGCCATCGCTCTGGACGCGAAGGCCCGTGCATACCGCAGCGCCGACGTGCCGATGATCCTGACGTCCGACATCGTCTCCGCAGACGGTGAAGTTCTGGCCAAGGCTGGTCAGCGCGTCGGCTACGCGACGTCGACGACCAACTGGCGCGCGTGGCAGGACTTCTACCAGAAGGTCATGGAAGCGAACGCTGGTGGCCAGCGCGTGGACGTGAAGGTTGGCTTCCTCCGGATGACCAACAAGAACAACAACGCGTGGGGCATCATGACCTGGGAATACCAGGGCATCGAAGCGGAAGCCGAGCCGGCGTAAGCCACAAGCTGTACGGAAAGCCGCGAGTCAAAAGCTCGCGGCTTTTTTCATGTCCTGCGAGGTCATCATGGGTTTGCATTTCATCGACGGAAACAACCGTTTCCGCACCATCTTTGAAACCAGCGGGTCGATTCGCAACGTGCTGGTCGACATGAAGATGCTGCCGATGTTCGACACCATCATTTGGATTTGGGATGGACACGGCGCGAAGGACCGACGCCGCGCGCTCTACCCCGGATACAAGGTTGGCCGGCAAAGCGCCGTAGACGAGTTCTACAAGACGATGGACCTGTTCAAGCAGGTGCTGCGCTTCACGCGCTGCATGTCGCTTGAGATCCCCGCATGGGAAGCAGACGACGTTATCGCCACACTACATCGTCTCTACAAGGACCAGACCGACTCGATCACCATCCACTCGACTGACGGCGACTACCTCGCGCTGTGCGACGGCAAGCACACGAAGCTCGAAGGGCGCGACAAGGTCGAGTACGACAACACCGACTTCACCGAAGTGCGCCTGTACAAGACGCTCGTCGGTGACAAGTCCGACAAGATCACCGGCATCCCCGGTTTCGGCGACGTGGCGTGGGAGCACTGCGACCGCGAACGCTGGATGCAGTTCTTCACCGAGGGCTACGTGCCCTGCTGGGATAGTGAAGCCGGCTCCTTCAACCTCGGCAAGAAGCCGCTGGCGTGGGTGAAGGAAAACGAAGCAGCACTGAAAGGCATGTGGGAGATCACGGGCTTCTACGAAGTTGACCCGGACCTGATCGCAAAGCATCTGGTTGTCGGCCAGCACGACGACAAAGCGATCAACCACATCCTTTCAGATTTCATGATGTGACCACCACCACAAGGATCAAAACATGGCCTCTGCTGAACGTATTCAGCTGCTCGTCATTCAGGACGAAATTTCGAAGCTCCCCGAAGACGATCGCACGAAGATCGACGGTATCGCTGCCCAGTTCCGGGCGATGCTCGATGCGGAACCGACTCACGCGATGATGGCGCTTGCGCTGGTCGGCGCTGAAGCCGCCGACAAAGTGGCGGGGTAAGCGATGGACAAGGATCGCAAAGTCCTTGTCGATGCGCGCAACATCGACGCTCTCTTTCCGCAGATCATCGCGGAAGTAGCGTCGGCCGGATTTATCGGTTTCGACATCGAGACCGAGGACTCGCGCAGGCATGCAGGCCTCGCCGAGATCATGAAGGTCGACGACGAGGGAAGGGGGACGAACAAGAAGCTCATCTTCGACACGAACCGCACGACCGTGTGTGGCTTTTCGGTCTACCCGGATGGTAACCATCTCGGCTACTACGTCAACCTCGCGCACGCCGACGCCGAGAACCGTGTGCCCTGGGAGGTCGCGCGCCAGATTCTCGACGCACGCCAACCGGACTCTTTCTTCATCATCCACAACGCTCAGTTTGAGTGGGTCATGATGATGAAGTCGCTCGGCTTCGACATTCCGGAAGATCGCGTCATCTGCTCGTTGCAGCTTTGCGTTTCGGCGTATTCGCCCGACACGTACTTCCGCGACAAGTTCATGGAGCCTGGTCTCGGCGGCATCGAGAAGATCCTGCCCGTGGTTGCTCGTGTGTTTTCCGGCTACCAACCGGGTCAAGATCTGAACTCCGAGCAAGAAGAACTGTTGCAGAAGGTCATCGGGAAGGAGTCGAAGGCCGCGCATAGCTGGAATGGTTACGTCGACTCGATGCGGATTGGCTACGATCTGAAGCGTGCCGTGAAGAGCTGGTTCGGGTACGCGATGGCGACGTTCGAAGAGACGCTGGGCGAAGAAGTTCACATGGGCATGTTGACCGGCGAGGAAGTCTACGAGTACGGCGTGGACGATGCCTACTGGTGTGTGCAGCTGTTCCACCGTGTGCTTCAGCACATGATGGAAACCAACCCAGCGGTCTTCAGCATGTTCATGGAACAGGAGATGCCGTTCGTTCGCATCGCGGCCGAGACGTGGGGCCACGGCATCAAGCTGAACGGGCCGGCTGTGCTGCGTCGGCGGGACGAAGAGCGTGCCAACGAGGCCGCGTGCCTGCGCAAGATGAAGGTTGCGGTGCGTGCGATGCTGCCGTTCCCGGACGAGCCGCACGACAAGCTGCTGAAGTACGACAAGTGGTACGCGAAATGGCAGACATATCGCGCTCAGATCGAGAAGTGGGCGAACTCGCCGGACAGCGACGACGACTTCATTCAGTGTATGCAGACACGCGGGCCGGTTTCGAACGCGTGGGCGCTGGAGCGCAAGGTTCGCGAATCGACGGGCGTCAACCTCGTCCACTACATGCCGATGCGGACGATCATCTACGACCTGATGCGCGGCTCTTACATGCAGTCCAACGGCAAGACGCAAAGCGACGGCGACTGCCGCGAAGAGCTGATGCGCCGCTGGATCAAACGTCACCGCGACGCCGGTCTGGAGATCGACGATAACGGCGAAGTGGCGCCGGCGCTGAAGCTGGGCGTGACCCTGAGCAAGCGTATGCAGATCGACCACTTCGAAGCCGGCATGATGATCTTCCAGTGCTACGACGAGCTGGCCTCGATCTCGCAGCGGATGAAGCTCTACCTGACGCCTTACCTACGCCTCGTAGACCCTGACACGGGCCGTGTGTACCCGCAGCTGCGCTCGCTGCTCGCGACGCGCCGCAGTTCGTGCCAGGACCCGAACGGGCAGCAGCTCAGCAAGTACGGCGAGTCGGTGTACGTGCGTGGCTTCTTCGAAGCCGACGACGACGACGCCGAAGGCGAGGAGCACGTGCTGGTGTCGGCCGACTGGTCCGCCGTCGAGCTGGTGATCGTGGGCGATTACTCGAACGACTCAGGCTTCCGCGAGGCCTACGGCCAGCGACCTCACGCGGATCTGCACAAGAAGGCCGTGACCGGTCTGATGAACCTAACCGACGAAGAGTACGCCGTCCACCCGGATCGGAAGATGCTGCGTCGCGACGTCGGCAAGGTGGCGAACTTCAACTACTGGTACTCGGGCGCACTGGGCACCGTGGGCGAGAAGCTTGGCTGGTCGAGCGACTTCATGTGGGAGATGGTCGATCGCTACCGGGGCACGTTCCCGGACGCGGAGCAGTGGCGTGTCGACACGATCCAGGAAGCCCGTGACAACGGCTACGTGCAACTGCCCGACCACCATCGGCGCGATCGCTATGAGTCGACGTACGAGTGGGTGAACGTCACGAGGCAGAAGTTCGCGTCTTTCGGCGACCCGGCCATCGCGGCGTTCGGCGAGCTGGTGATCAAGAAGATCAACCGACGCGCCGGCAACCAGGCAGTTAACGCGAAGGTTCAGGGCTTGTGCGCGGCGCTCGCGAAGCGTGCGATGAAGCGCATGAAGGCCAAGATCAAGGAGATGGGATACCGCGCCCGCTTCTACCTGCTGGTCCACGATGAATTGATCTACTCCGTCCCGCGCTCGCAGGTGCTCGACTTCTGCGAAACGCTGTACGAAGTGATGATCGAAGACGCCGGCCTGATCAAGAACCTGAAGCTCGACTCGTCGCTCGCGATCGGCCGCACGATGCAGCCGTGGGATCTCAAGAAGGCCCCGGACGGCCAGATCGAACTCATGGAGATGCAGAACGGCCTGCCGTGTGTCGGCGAAGACCGCTGGGAACAGCGAGCCACGCGTGAAGAGCGTCTGGCCATCCTCAACTACATCCTCGACGGCATGCCCGTGTCAGCTAACGAAGCACTGGAGTGTGCAGCATGAGCAACAAAGTGATTAAGTCGACCGCGACTGTCGCGTTCGAAACCATGAGCGGCTACGAGTCGCGCGCCGGCTCGCAGGACCGTCCTGGCACCGAGGCGCTGGAATGGGGCCTGCGTGAGATCGTCCGCGTTATGACCATCAACGGTGACAAGGAGAAAGTCGCCGAGATCGTCACCGAAGCAACCGCTGCCGTTGAGAGGGATCTGGCGACATGAAGACGAAGCTCACGCTCCATGATCTGACGCGTGAGCAGCGCAACGACCTGCGGAAGATGTGTATTCCGCGGGTCGTGCTGGACCTCTTGCAGCTGATCCAAGAAAAAGACCACGAACTGGCAACCCTGAAGAACACCACCACCACGAAGGACCAATCATGTACCGCTTTAACCGCCTCATGGCCGAGTGCCGTGGGACCTCATCTCGCATCGAGAAGACGGAAGCCCTGACGAAGCTCGGCGCACATGACGACGAGTTCGCAAAGAAGATGCTGGTTGCCGCGCTGTCGCCATTCGTCACGTACGGCGTGAAGAATTTCGACATGCCCCACACTAACTCTGCAGCTGACCACGACGGCGGACAGCTTTTCACGCTACTGCTACAAGATCTGGCGGGCCGCGAAGCAACCGGCAAGGCTGCTGCTGGCCGCATCAAGGAGGTGCTAGGCCAGTATACCGTCGAGACTGCGGAGAACCTGGCCTGCGTGCTGCGCAAAGAGCTGCGCATTGGGATCGGCGTTACCGAGATCAACAAGGTCTTCCCGGACCTGATCCCGATCTTCGATGTGATGCTGGCTGAGAAGTGGGAACCTGGCGTCACCGACATCACGTACCCTGCGCAGGCCGAGTTCAAGATGGATGGCCAGCGCGATACGGTGTTCGTTATCCCCGGCCAGTCGTGCGAGCATTACTCGCGCGAAGGTCTGCGGCAACCGTGGATCGAGGGCCTGTTCGACGACGAGATGCAGTTGATTCGCCAGCGCCTTTGCGGCGACGAGGCAATGGTGCTCGACGGCGAGGCAATGGTCCACGTGGTCGACCCGACGAAAAAGCATCCTTCATGGACGGCCACGATGAACTGCAAGAAGGAGGGTGCTGACCGCTCGAAGCTGCGCTACTACGCCTATGACTGGTTGCCTATGTCGGAGTGGGTGAAACGTCAATGCTCACGGAGCCAGGAACTTCGTAGCGTGATGATCGACGAGGCGATGATCGACCTCTCCCTCAACAAGATCCTCCCTTCATACAAGGAGATGGTCAAAGATCGAGCCGAGGTCAACGCCATGTTCGACCTGGCACTCGGACTCGGTTACGAGGGCTTGATCATCAAACAACCGGGTGGGCTGTACGAGTGGGACCGTTCGACGTCCTGGCTAAAGGCGAAGCCGCTGCATACGGCCACGCTGCGAATCGTCGGCGTCTATGAGGGAAAGAAGAAGGGGAGGAACGAGGGTCGCCTCGGGGGTTTCCATCTCGAAGGAACGATCGAGGATGGCACCGAGATCAAGACCGATTGCGGCGGTGGGTTCTCGGACGATCAGCGTGATCTCTTCTTCAAACATCCGGAGATGGTTGTGGGCCGGATGGCTGAAGTCGAGTACATGGAAGTAACGAAGAAGAACGCGTTGCGTAACCCGGTATTTCTGCGGTTTCCGGACGGTAACTAGCATATAGTCGCCGAACTTCTTCGGTGGTTATCTCCATATAATGCTTAGCACACCACCACCACATCAGTAAAAGAAAAATGAGCATTGTATGGAAAGACGCGGAGAGCGAGTTCGAGTCGTTCTTCGCGCCCTTCGGCAAGCGCGCGCATGTGCAGCGCTTGACCGACACCGCCTACGTTCGCGGTTCGACAGGGCGGGCCGCATCGTTCAAAGATGCGCAACCGTCTGACTACATCATCACTCTTGAAGGGACCACGTTCTACGCTGAGGTCAAGAGCACTCAAAGCGAGCCCTCGTTTCCCTTCAGCATGATCAAGAAGAGCCAGTGGGCAGCAGCCCGAATGGTCACCGCAGCTGGCGGACATTACCGCTTCTACATTCGCCGCGAGACGACGAAACGCTGGTACGTCGTCCCGGCAGTTGTATTCATCACCCATACAGCCAAATCGATCCGCTGGCACGAGATCGATGGCTACCTCATCTAACAAGGATCAAAACATGACCAAGTATCTCGACGTGATGGTCGACCTGGAAACGACTGGCACTCAGCCTGAGCGCACGGCAATCATCGAAATCGCGGCGGTTCGCTTCGATTTCGCATCGGGCGAGATCATGCCCGAGATGTTCAACCGCTGCCTGATGATTCCGCATGGTCGCTTCTTCGACGAAGAGACCCGCAACTGGTGGCTCAAGGACAAGCGCGAGATCCTGCAAGGCATCTACGCGCGGATGGAGCGCCCGGAGGTTGTGATGCAGGCGTTCCGCGATTTCCTGCTGCGTGACGTCGACACGTACAACGAGAAGCTGCGTTTGTGGGCGAAGCCGTCGCACTTCGAATATCCCTTCCTCGAAAGTTATTTCAAGGAATTCGAGATTGGCAATCCGTTCCACTACCGCGACACGAACGACATGAACTCGTGGATTCGCGGGCGCTACTGGCCGCAGCAACCGCCCGAGTTCGAACGAAACATCCCGTTCGAAGGTGATGCTCACAGCGCGTTGTTCGACGTGCTCCATCAGCTCAAGGTCCTGTACGCAGTGCGCGACCACTCCACGAAGCACCCCAGCCTCGCAGCAGCTGGCGACATCGTCGAAGCATAAGCGGTAGCGCAACCGAGAGAGCAGCGCGCTACGGCGTGCTGCACCACCACTTCACTAGGTTGTGAATCATGAAAATCGAAACTATCGCCGGCCTCCGGGTCGGCTTTCTTGGCGACCCCCATCTCGGTCGTGCTTTCCTGACCGGTGTCCCTCTTGATCGTCGCGGCGAGCGCGAGCGAACGCAGATGCACGAATTCGTCGAGTCGTTGTTCGCGGACGTCGACGTGAACATCTGCCTCGGCGACATCTTCGACACGTTCGTTGTTCCTCCCGAGATCGTCCTGGCCGTCGCGTCGTCGTACCGCGAAGCAGCGCGCGCTCGCCCCAACACGTGGTTCATCCTCACGCGTGGCAACCATGATGCTTCGCGTGACGCCGACAAGCGCAGCTCGTTCGACCTGCTGTACCAGCTGCTCGACGGCATCGAGAACATTGTCATCGCGAAGGACGACGTCCAGGTCGTCGAACACGGCATTTTCCGTCTCGGCGTCGTGCCCTGGCACCCGTTCATCAACTCGAAGGACATGGCGCGCAAGCTGGTCGACGACGGCTATAAGGAGTTCGATATGGTCGTCGGACACTGGGACCGCGTCACGTTCGAGGACAACCCGCACAACGCGGTCCCGCTATTCGAACTGCGCCCGCTCACGAAGCTGGTCGTTAGCGGCCACGACCACCGGCCGTACGACGAAGTGCTCAACGGCGTGCGCGTCGTCTTCCCCGGCTCGATGCAACCGTACGCCCACGGCGAGAACGACGAAGACGGTCGCTACGTCACGCTCACGCTCGATGAGCTGCGCGCAGTCGTCGCTACCACGCCGGCCCAGTTCCACGATGTGGCTGTGCGAGTGCTGCTCAAGCCAGGTGAGCAGATCGATTTCCCGGTCGACGCATGGGCGCTGACGACGAAGCCGATCGCCGACAACGGCGAAGAGTACGTCGACATCACCATGCAGACCGAGTCGTTCGACATGCTCGACATCCTGTCGCGCTGTCTGACGAAGCACAACGTCACCGCCGCGAGTTCGAACGAAGTGCTCACCATGTACCAAGAACGCCGTAACGCTGCTTGAGGACACCATCATGCTGCTGAACCTGAATATCAAGAACGGCTACCGTCACCCGAACTCGACCTTCGTCTTCCCGGTCGGCCAGACCGCGATCACGGGGCCGAACGAGTCTGGCAAGAGCGTCACGCTGGAGATGATCCTGTTCGCGCTGTGGGGCAGCGTCGCGCTGCGCGGTGCGGCCGACGATTACAAGAAGCTCGAAGTGACGCTCGAATTCGTCGTGCGCGACCAGACCTATCGCATCGTCCGAACGACGAAGAACGCGAAGCTGACCCGCGCCGGTGAAGACGTCGCCACGGGCACGAAGCCGGTCAACGCGAAGATCCGCGAGCTGTTCGGCTACGACTACGACGTGTTCACGATGGCGAACGCCGTGCTGCAAGGCCAGATCGAGAAGCTGTCGGACGCGAAGCCGACCGAGCGCCGCAAGATCGTCGACCAGACGATCGGCCTGAACGTGCTCGACGACATCGTGACCGATCTCGGCAAGCAAGCTCTCGCATTCCGCAATCAGGCTGACGGCATCGCCGCGGTGCTGCGCGAGCCGGTCAAGCCCGAGCAGCCGGTCGACTTCGAGTCGAGCACGACGCTCGGCCAGAAGCGCGACAACGTCGCGACCCTGGTCAACGAGCTGAACCAGCTGCGCGGTATGGTGGCCCACAAGCCGTCCGAGCCGGTCGCCCCCACCTGCGCCATCGGCGAGACCGTCGAGACGCTACAGAGCCTGATTGCGGCCCGTAACGAGCTGGTTGCGGCGAAGGGCACGCTGGAGAGCGCAGCGGCTGATCAGCGGGCTACCCTGAAGCGTCTGAGCGACGGACTCCAGGCAGTGATCACGGACGGCACCGTGGCCCGTCTGGAGGCCGACATCGGCCGCATCGAGAAGCAGATCGCCGGCCTGGCAGAGCCGGTGCTGACGATCGACCAGATCGAAGCGCTGGAGCAGCAGCACATCGATCACGACATGTGGGTGCAGAAGCAGAAGCTGCTGGGGCAGGGCGAGCACATCTGCCCGAGCTGCGACCACCACTGGCCGATCGCGTCAGCCGCGCTGGAGCCGTACGCGGCGGTGGTCGATACTGCCGCGCCGTCGATGACGCGCGTCGAACTGAACGCACAGCGCGCGCTGCACGGCAACACCGAGCGCCGCGCCGCGCTCGCCCAGGAGATCGTCGAGTTGCGCGAGCGCATCGAGCGCACGAAGCAGGAAACGCAGGCTGCGATGGACGCCCAATCAGCGAAGATTGTCAAGGCCGAACAGGAGGTCGCCGAGACTTCCGAAGCGGTCTTGACCCTTCAGAACGCGATTGACAACACACCCGATCGCAGTGGTGACTTGAAGGAGCGTCAGGCGTACGAAGGTCAGCTCGTCGCGCACCATGCGCAGGTGCTCAGCTACAACGAGTTTTTCGCGAAGCTGGCCGAGCGCGAGGCGCGCGTCGCGGAGCTGGCCGGCGTCGAGGCCGAGCTGGGCAAGCTGGACGAGCAACTGGTCGCTGCGCGCGCCTATGAGCATGCCGTGGGCACGTACGAGGCGCAGCTGGCCACGTACAGCGTCGACAAGGCGAAGCTCGATGCGTTGAATGCAGCGGCCGATGACAAGGCCGCGGCGAAGGCGGCGGTAGCGGAAGCGAAGCTCGTGATCAAGTCGCATCTCGTGCCGTCGCTCAACAAGGTAGCGTCTGTACTGCTCAACCAGATGACCGGTGGCGCACGTACTTCGATCGTGGTGGATGAAGACTTCAACATCACGGTCGACGGCCAAGCAGTGCAAACGCTGTCCGGTTCCGGAAAGGCTGTCGCGAATCTCGCACTCCGGATTGGTCTCGGTCAGGTGCTGACCAATGGTGTGTTCTCCGTCTTCATGGCCGACGAGTTCGACGAGTCGATGGATGCCCAACGTGCTCAGTACACCGCCGAGTGTCTGCAACGTCTGAAGGAGACCATCAAGCAGGTGATCATCGTCACACACAAACGCCCGATTGCAGACCACATCTTCACTCTCCCTTTGAAAGAGGCCGCATGAGGAATTAATGGAGTCCATCAAAACGCTACTTGATCAAAACTTCACCCCCCAGCTTATTGCCACGTTCCTTGACACCACCCTGGAACGTGTCGTCGAAGAGATGAACAAAATGGAACTCTTCGGCTGGGGAAACCCTGGAAATTACGCCTTCATCATTGCGCGCAAGTACCCTGCGGAACGCCGCTGGAATGAAAGGTTTGAACGGATTCTGGCAAGCGCACGTGAGAAGCACGACAAAGGGCTGATCACGATGGTTCAGGTTCGAGATGGCGACATGATCATCCAATACGCGATGCCTGTCGAACGTCCTGTTCCGCGCCGACTCTGGTTTACCGCACCACCCGAGACTTACTAAAATGAACTTCGAACAATACAAACCTCTGGCCCTTCGCACCGAGAAACCCCTGGCAACTTCTCTGCTGCGCCTGCAACACGCATCGCTTGGTCTTACGACTGAACATGGCGAGTTCACCACCGAAGTCAAACGCCTTTGGGCGTACCAGAAGCCGCTCACGCAGGAGATGCGCGAACACATCTTCGAAGAGCTGGGTGACATCCTCTGGTACGTGGCCATCGGCGCCGACGCCCTCGACTTCGAGATCCCCGAATACCAGCATCTCTTCGACTTCGACCTCAGCGCGCTACCGCTCGCGGAACAGCTCCAGATCGTGGCGAATCGCATCTCGGTCGAGATCGGTTTCTTCACGTACGACGTGCCGCTGCATCAAGACGCGCGCGCCCGCACGGGTGCGATGCGCAGCCTCGTGAACATCCTCAGCGGCGTGGCCCATGCTTGCGATGCGCTCGATATGCCTCTCGAAGAAGTCATGTCCGCGAACATCGCGAAGCTGAAGCAGCGCTTCCCGAACGCATACACGAATGCCGCCGCTGAAGCGCGCGCGGACAAGGGCGGTCTGGACGCTCGCAACTCGTAAACCACCACACGTAGGAAGGGCCGACCACCACCGGCCCTGAAGACAAGATGAAACCTATCATTCTGGCCAAGGTGATCGAAGACTCGATCGCCTCGAACGGCGTGCGCCTCACGACCGTTGAAGTGCGGTATCCGCGCATCATCCATAGCGAGCTGATGACGCACCGCAAGTTCTCCCGCAACGCGGGCAGCTCCCGCGCTATCCCTATCCGTCGCATGTTGCGCCAAGTCTGGTCGCGGCCGGCGTGCCCCGCGGAGTGGGGCACCAACCAGCCGGGTATGCAGGCAGGAGTGGAGCTTCAAGGTTGGCGTCTGTGGGCCGCGAAGGCCATGTGGCGCAGCGCTGCGCGCTTCGCCGCGCTGCATAGCTGGGTACTCATGAAGCTCGGAGCGCACAAGCAAATCGCCAATCGCGTTACCGAGCCGTACCAGTACATCAGCGTGTTGATTTCCTCGACCGACTGGGGCAACTTCGACGAGCTGCGCTGCCATCCGGACGCTGACCCGACAATGCAGATCCTGGCCATCGAGATCATGACCGCGATCGAGGTCAGCGTGCCGCGCCGGTTGCGCATCGCCGAGTGGCACTTGCCGTACGTCCTCCAGTCCGAGCGCGAGGCACTGCCGATTGAAGAGCAGATCAAGCTTTCCGTCGCGCGCTGCGCGCGGATCTCCTACGACCCGTTCGACGGTGACGCGAGCCACGCGAAGGAGTTCGAGCGCTACGCGAAGCTGGTCGGCTCACGCCCGATCCACGCATCTCCGACCGAGCACCAAGCGACGCCGGCTTTCTCGTCGACGCAGAAGGGCGGTAACTTCGACGGCTGGCTTCAGCACCGCCAGGACGTCGAGAAGGCCCGCGCGACGGACGGTGAATTTCCGTCCGTCCTGCGCCGTCAGTGGACCAACGACGAGGTCCGACTGCATCGCAAGCTCGCGACGGAGCGGGGCGGTGAAGCATGAACGAGATCGAAGCAGCGCCACGTATTCATTCGCACTACCACAAGCCTTGCCCGTACGAGAGTGTCGACGTCTATCGCGTTCTCGAACTGTTCAATGTGACCGATCCTTGCCTGCAACATGCAGTCAAAAAACTACTGGTCGCCGGTGGGCGCGGCCACAAGGACGTCGGCTGCGACATCCAGGAGTCGATCGACACCTTGACCCGCTGGCAGGAAATGCGCGCTGAGGAGCGCGGCAAATCGGCCACCGCGGAGACGCCCTGATGACGCTCAATAAAGACTACGTCAGCGCCCCGGTCTCCGAGTGGGTCTACGCCAAGCCCGAACACGGTGGCAAGAAGTGCCTGCTGCTGACGATCGGCGGCATTGCTATCACGGGTGTGTGGCATGGCGAAGTTGGCCAGTATTACCTCGCGTGGGCCGCGCTGCCGAAGCGCGACAAGCAACTGGAGCGTCGCGTGCTCGGGTGAACTACACACGGCTAGTTCGTACTCGATTCGGAGGCAACCTTGATGCTCGCGTTGAGGAGCCTCCGCAGCGCAATCACTTCAAGCACCATCCTCCTCACATCAGCGTCGCTCACTCGCTCCGGTTTGCCCCACCATTCCCTCAATAGTGTTATGTCTGGCGAGACGAACTCGGGTAGAGGTTGATCCTTCGATGGCCGCGAATACCTTTCCGGCACGGACATTCGCGCACGTTCGTGCGTCCGAAGCTGCAAATGCCTATCCCTTCGCGTCTCATCTAGACGCCGTGTCCTATCTTTCCCGTAGCCGACGGGACATTGCCGATCGCATTCGAAATTTCGATTTCACGGTCAATCCACCTGACGACGAGGCGATAAAAAGCTATGACGCGTTTATGTCTGGCAAGGGATTCGAGCTAGATTGAGAATCCGAGAAATATCAAATTCCCTATGTCGTCATGATGCTAGATAATGCCTGGATTAACCAGCCTGCGCTAATTTTAGCGCAGGCTGGAGGGGGTATTATGTAGGCTTGTAGGATGCAACGGGCGAGATTACTAAATCGTTGAGAATTTGATTGCCTTCACGCTCCGTAGTGACGTCAACGCTCTTCTCTGTTGCCTTTAATAGATCCGTTTGTGATTGTGCTTCGAGCGCTTGAATTACATCCACGATCGGGAATTCTCTCCGCATTTCTAACTCTTTCGCCACCTGGCGATCAGCTGGTGCTGGAAGGGCGACAGGAGGAGGGACTTTCGCGTCGGCAGTTATAAACTGCTGAACAATTCTCCAGCCAGTGTAAAATAGCTCCATGAAAGAGCCGTCATATGGTATTGGGCACACAATCAGGTTCTTCGTGTCGTCTTTGTATATCTTGTCGGGAGCACCTTGCGTTGCAGGTACAATGCCGACACGAAGACCCCTCGCGCCTTCCAAGTGCTTGGCGTTTATCTTTAAAGTAGTTCCGAGCCAGCGATCTTTGTCGGTAGACCCGAAGAACAAGTCAGCCTTCCAAAGACCGTTGATTGACGAGGGTAGTGCGGCTCTTGTTTCTGGGCGATGGAACGCCGCCGCAAGCATATTCATGTACGACTTGAGTTTTGGCGGTTGGGCTTGCGCGCCGGTCAATATTCTAGAGTCATCTGTGAGTAGTTGATTGGCTGTGTCGATGATGCGTGTTTTGCCAGACTTTTCAACCCCAAACAAAATTGACTGAAAGGAATTGCCGGGTAATTTGCAGAGTTTTGATGCATCGGCTAGGCGCTCCATTACCATGGGGTCCTTTCGCCGTATTGCATCATGAATTGCCCATTCAAAACAAAATCCTACGTCGCCGTAACCATCTCTATATGCTCGGGGGAGCATGAAGAGTTTCATGTTTTCCATGCCGCCGAGTTCGTTCAAAACCTCTTGCTTGATACCAGTTAGCAAGGCCATGAGGATCGGGCGGACGATGGCTATCCTCGCAAGAACTTCACTTCCTACTGGATTTTGCTGGGTTTCAATCAGTAACTTCATTGTATTGTCTCAATATGTATGCAATGAGGGGCGATTGTTATCTCGACGACGGAAACATGGACGCTCACTACGGCTGCCGTCAACCAAGGTTGCACACAATAGGTAAACGTCTTGCAATTCAGCGTGCCACGACATCTTACCCTTATAACGGACGAGCGAGGTCAGGCAACCCTCCTTCTTAGCGGGATGACATTCGATTCATTCCCGCCTTGTGGCTCCGTCCCATCACAGCAGTTACTCACGAAAGCTGCCCACAGCGCCATTGCCGCTCGTCTCTCCGGGATCTCCTCCCGCACGTCGTAAATCCCCTCGACACCCTTTACCTTGTGGTTCAGTGCGATCTCACTGATTTCGCGCGAGACCCCCATGTTTCGCATGTGACCTTTGGCCGTGCTGCGCGTGTCGTGCGGCGTGAAACGTCGCATCTCAAGCTTGCTGCTTTCGAATGCTCGCGTAATCGCGGCCCAAAGCGTCGTCTTGCCGATATGAGTGTCGCCCAACTTGCGTCGCTTGCCACATCGCGCGGGCAAGAGCCATTCCGAGTCTCCCGAGAGCGCGATCAAGTCTTCGATCCACCCCATAACAATAGGTGCGAGAGGTACGAGCGAGCCAACCCCAGCCTTGAGGTTTTGAGGCGGAATCCACCACGTGCCACGCTTGAGGTCGAAGTGCTCCTTCTTGGCTTTGACCAACTCGCTGGTGCGGACGCACGTGGACAACAGGATGCGGAACATGAGTCCGTTGTCGCGACCGATCTTCTCGTCGATGCCGGGTAGCAGAACTTGGAGTTCGTCTTTGGCAAGCATCAGGCGCTTACGAACAGGGGGAGGCTCGCCAAGCAATGCGCGCAACTTGATACCCGAAGTCGGATTGGTCTCGACCGCGCGCTTGCCAATGGCATGGTCGAACAACACCGTAACGGTCGTCAGCACTCGATTGCAGACGATCCACGATTTTTTGCTGTTTTCGAGCATATAGATGATGTCGGCCGCTGTGACCTTTCGAGCTTCGAGTGACCCGAGGTTCGGCTTCACCATCTTCTCGATATCCCAGTTTCGGTTGTAGGCCGACCCCTTGGCGAGACTGACCATTGCCTTTTCCGTGTAGTCGTCGCAAAGCTGTCTCACGGTCAGAGCAACTGCCGTACGGGCTTTCTCAGTCTTTTTGTCGGCAGCAGGGTCCTCACCCTTGTCGATTTCCACGCGGAATGAACGAGCGGCCTTTCTGGCGGCTGCAAGAGACATGTCGGGATAGTTACCGATCGTCAGTTCTCGGCGGCGCTTACCGCGACTGTAGCGGAGGACCCAAGCAGCAGTTCCCGAGGCGGATAGGGTGAAGGTCAGGCCATCGCCGTCGGCCTTAGCAACTGGCTCCCCCTTGGAGACCCAGTGTCGGATTTGGACGTCGTCAAGCGCGTGGTGGATGCGCGGCATTTTGGTTTTCTTGTGGTGGTGGAGGCCCGAGTATATTTGATGTTCCATCGCTCTAGCTACCATCCTAGCTACCAACTGGCCTGCGGATGCTACGTTACGTCACGATACGTCTAAAAAATGTAAGTTATTGAAGATTAAAGGATAATCCTTCAATCTTGGTTACGTAGCGTGACGTCGTGAAACAGGGTTGGAAAGACCGGACCAGATGTTCCATCGCGCACCTCACTGTTCATAAATACAGTACTGTAAATATAACCAGTGTTCGCGACAGCCGCAAGCAGGCGCGCATCCGGCTGGCCGTTCGGCCAGGGTCAGCGCGCCGGCGCGGCGGTTCGTGCGATCCGGGCGGCGGGGGCGGGCGGCGCGGCAGCCCCCGCGGGACGCGCGTCGGTCAGCGTGCCCAGGAAGGCGACGATGTCGTCGATTTCCGCGTCGGTCAGCGCGGGCGGCGTGCCGGGCCGGCGGTTCATCGGCGTCGAGTTGACGTTGATGTTGCCGCGATAGGCGGCGGGCACGTCGTCGAACGTACTGGCCCCGTGATACCAGAAACCGGGATCGGTCGAGCGCGTGTTGTAGAACGCGACCGCGTCGCGCAGCGTCGTGAACACGCCGTTGTGCATGAACGTCTGCTTGAGCGCGACGTTGCGCAGCCCCGGCGTGCGCAGGTAGCCGCACCATTGCGTCGGGTCGGGCCAGCGCAGGCGCCGCGCGGTGTCGCACAGCCCGTTGTCGAAATGGCGCGGATCGCGGTTCGCCGGCAGCGCGCGGTTGCGCGGCACGGCGATCGCGTCGTAGCCGAAATCGGTGAAGAGCGAGCGTTCCGGGCGGCTCGACGTTTCCGACAGCGTGTGGCAGCTCATGCAGTTGCCCTTGTCGGGATTCCGGAACAGCTCAAGGCCGCGCATCTCGGCCGGTGCGAGCGGCGTGCGGGTGCGCAGGAACGCGTCGAAGCGCGACGTGAACGGCGCCATCTCGTCGCTCTGCAGGTAGGCCTCGACGGCCAGACCGAGCGCCCGCACCAGTTGCTCGGGATCGCGCCGCACCGGCGCGCCGAAGCGCGCGGCGAGATCGGGCGCGAGTTCGGTTGCGTCGATCTTGCGCAGCAGCGCGGCCGGCGACCGGTTGTTCATCTCGTCAGGATCGAACAGCGGCCCGCGGATCTGTTCGGCGAGCGTATCCGCGCGGCCGTCGCTGAACAGCCCGCCGAACGGCGACGGCGCGGGCGCATCGTCGTCCTGGTAGAAGTGGCGGCGCGGCACGTAGCGGACATAGCGCAGCGACGGCGCGTTGCGCCGGCTGAAGCGTCCGTGCCGGCTGCCTTCCGGTACGCCGGGGCCCGCGAGCGACGCGGCCGACAGCGTCGGCGCGAATGCGCGGCCCGGGTCGTGGCAGCCCGCGCACGACATGCCGCGCGGCTCGGACAATCGCTGGTCGAAGAAGATCCGCCGGCCGAGCGCGACGAGCGTCGGATCGGGCGCGAAGCGCGCGGTCGCCGCATCGATCTTGCCCGTGACCTGCGGCGTGCCGCTACCGATCGTGGCGACGACGCGCGACGGCGGCGCGCCGGGAAGCAGCACCGTGTCGGCCGGCGCGGCGCGGGCCGCGAGCGTCAGGCCCGCAAGCGCGGCCGCGGCCAGCAT